GACAAGAAGATCATCCTCTTAATTACATAAAATATATTCTGATTGATTATCAGTAAGTTATAAACATACGTTTGTTGTATTAGCAGTGCAAAACAGCCCTAAAAACCCCGTAAAACGGATAAAAACTAGGTGTTTTTGCAAGCAATATGCAAGCATAAAGAATAAATGAGTTATGAAAGTATATATTGATAGCAGAGATTTTAAGGTGTACTTATCTGTTACGCATAAGTACAAGAGGTTTTATCTGTCAACTGGATTACAGACAACAGAGAAGTTTGACGGAATGGTTTTTCCTCGTTCCGACAAGTCGGCAAAGTCTAAGACCAACAGACTTGCACAGATATATAAGATGTGTGATGATTACATCAATGAGCATAGTAACGAAAGCGTTGACGAACTCAAAGAACATCTTAAAGAGTTGATTGTTGGCAAGAAAAGGAACAGGAACACCATTATTAGTGCAATAGAGAAGTTTATCGACACAAAGGATAAGACAGGCACTATAGCCGCCTACAAACATCTTATAACGGATATTTCCATATATGATGAGAATGCCACGCTTGACGGAATAGATTTTTCGTGGGTAGAGGGATTCTATAAGCATGAGGAAGAAAAAGGCAGATGCAACAATGGTATTATTGGAGATATTGATAAATTGAAGTCAGTATTTAACTGGGCAAGAAGAAAAAAGCTCACTACTAATTATCCATTTGAGAGGGCAGCTTTCAAGAAAGATAGAACACGCAAGAGAAATCTATCTGTAGAGCAGTTACGAGCCATACGAGATATTAAACTCGATGCCCACGATAGTATATATAGAGATTTCTTTATGCTTGGTTTCTATTTGATAGGTACGAACTTGTCGGATATTCTAGACCTTACCAAGGAAGACTATAAGGACGGACGTATATCATTCTTCCGTAATAAGACTAACAGATTGTACGATATTAGAGTTGAGCCAGAGGCTAAAGAGATTATAGATAGATACAAGAATAATAGCAGCAGCAACGAATTATTTTCGTTTATGAGGATTACTCATTCAGCAGGGTATGCTCAGTTTACGACAAAATGTAACTATTGCCTTCGTTCTCTAGGAAAAAAGGTATATGACGGAAGACGATACGACCGCACAAATGATGCGATTGAGCCAGACCTGACAAGCTATTGGAATCGCCATACGTGGGCAACGTTCGCCGCAAAGATAGGAATACCTATGGAGATTATCGGAAGGGCATTAGGGCACTCTATTTGGGATAATTCAATAACTGGAGTGTACGTAGAATACGATACATCTAAGATTGATGAAGCCAACAGAAAGGTCATTGACTACCTGAATGCCGATTTAGAGTGTAACAAAGACAACAAATAAAACTCAAATGATGTTTTGAGTTTTCCGAAAGGGCAAATAAAAAAGGGAGGCTATTAACCTCCCTTTCTTGCTATTTATCAGATAGAATAGTTTCTATTTTCTTACGATAGTCAACAGAGCCATCAATGAATGCGTGCATAAACAGAATGCTATTGCTTATCGGCACGCTGATAGGCTCGTTGATGAAGTCCTTTGTGACTTCCGAGTTATTCACCAATGCAGAAACAAGTCGTTTCTTTTCGTAATTGAAACCTTGTGTAAATCCTGCGGCGAATGGTGTAAGTGAGTAAAAGAATGGTGTTGGTGCTTCACTCAGATTTTGCAGTCTCTGTTTCAGAGTCAGTTCCTTGGTCTTTTTCATCATTATTCTTCTTTTCAATTTCTTTCTCCATTTTATGCAAGCGTTCAACTTCTTGCTCGTAGAGGTTGTCAATTGCATCAGAATACTTTAGGTATTGTGTAAGGCTCTTCTTGCGCTGCATAAACTCAGCCTTATTCTTGTACTTCATACCTTGTAATGCGGTCAGTGTGTGACGCTGCATTTCAAGGTGCAGCTCATCATAAGCCCATACCGTTGTCTGTACCGCTTTTTTCTCATTACTCTGTATTTCCTTTGAGAGGTTAACAAGAGCTTTGTATCTTCTGTTCTCCTCGCTTATTACCAGTTTGAATATTCCCCAACTGAATACGAATCCAAACCAAACGAATGCAACACTCCAACTGCCAGTACAAGCGTTGGATATTGCAAACGTAACACCCAATAACATTACGGCATAGTAAATATCGAACCAGCCAAACCATTTCTTAATCATTTTCTTCATATTTTTTATCCATTAATTTATTAAGACGCGTATAGAAATACTCATCAGATTCTCCTTCATTTTTGAATGTTAAATGATTTTGTTCCAGGAAATCAAGTATTACATCAATGCTTTTCTTTCCTAGATTTCTAAGATTCTTTAAAGAATTAACATCAAACTTTCTTAGTAAGTCGCCAACCGTATATACTTCACTATATCTAAATATGTTCATAATACGTACAGGAAAACCGAAATTGCCGATATTCTCAGATAAAATCTTTGGCGGAATAGCAATATCACTAGTAGGTTTATCACCCTTCTCACGTCTGTAGGAATCAAAATCCATCTGCATATCCTTAATTTTTTTGTTCAGTCTTGCAACCTCAGATACTAAATGTTTGTTGGTAGAGATATGCTCGATAATCGTAATTTCGTTACGTGATAACTTATCGCATGTCTTTTCTACTATCTGACGAATCCTAGTTGGTGTCAGGTCATACTCATCGGCTAGGTCTTCAAAAGTCTTACCTTTGATAATCCCTTTTAGTATTTGGGATTCACGATAACTAATATGCGGTGCAATATCTAGATAAGAAATGGCATCTATCGCCACAAATAACATACCTATTGCATTAGCTGATAATTGCCCCTTTGCTGTAGCAGCGTTTCTCGTTTCGGCAAGTTCTATATTAATAGCATTCTTGCGCTCTTTGAGTTCTTTGAGCTTATCATCTATCATCTTTTCGTTGACTGCAAGCATTTTGTACTTCTGAGCGTACTTCTCAATATCCTCGCTATTCACATACACGATACTATGGTCTTTATAACTACCAATCAGACCCTGCTCTATGTAGTTACTAATAGTCTGCCTTGATACTCCCAGTATCTCGGCAGCTTTTCTTCTTGTGATTCTATCCATATTACCAATTCTTTTATTGTTTCAGATTTTAATCTGCCAATCTCGATTCCAACTGTTGGATAACGTTGTCGATTGTCTTCCCCTTATAGTCAAGAGCAATCTCCTTTAACACTGCAATCTGAGCCGTAATTCTAATTCTATCTGCTACTACCATCATAATCAATTTCTTAAAATGTGAACACTAACAGCCTTGTTTACTGCATTAGGCTGTGATTCGTTAAAACTCTTGATAAAGTTACGTTCCATTTCGTCTGGGAACATAGCTTTTTTCGGTTTCGGCATTGATAACGTGCCTACTACTTTGTGCCCCCCCATAAGGGTGATTACACACTTACGAGTGATTGTTTCTTCTCCAAACATATTCTCTAAATTTAAACGTTACTATTCATATCCAACAATATCATTTTCTCTAACTTGGTATGTTTCTTTGTCGAATTTCATTCTGACATCATACACTATTGATGGAACTTCTTTTTCATGCACTACGTTGTATATGCCTTTTATATTAATAATAGTGCAAGGTACATTTGCAAAACATGAATTATTCATTATCACTTTATCACCAACGTGGTAAATGGAATTTCTTACTGCATATTCTGTAGCAAGTTTATCCATTTCGTCTTGATATGAGCGGCGTAGTGCTCTGCGACAGGAAGCAAAATCGTCTCTTGTCATTTTGCCTTTTTCTACGAGAAGTTCATTAAAGAACTTCGTTCCTTCAATAACCTTATCCATAAATATTATTTTTTTATAAACACGATTTTATTCATCATACAGCTTCTAAAAGGCTCTATATCGGGTGCAGAACACATATCGCTACCCTTGTGAGAACCTTTTTCTGCTATTTTTCTGAAAGCACAGCCAGTGCAACTAAATTCACTGGCTTGCTCTTTTGTTATATATTCACTCATTATGCCGTCTCCTCTAACGTCAGTTTGCATCTCCTTTGTGCTCTGTATTTTTCAGGAGCCATCGGAAGATTATTCTCTTCAAGTGCTCGTTCGTATGCCCTAAATGCCAGACAATCTGCTTGAACATTCATATTATCTTTTCCGTGTCCTTTTATCCAATCAAGACGAATATCCTTTCCTTCCGCACATTTTCGGTACATCTTAATTAAATCGGGATTCTTGATATTATCTCCGATTTCCCAGTTTGTGAATTTAAACATCTTGATAGCGTACTTCGAATCCGACACGACAACTATATGTGAACCTTTCGGACAATAGTTTACGGCAGATATAATTGCAAGCATTTCCATACGATTATTGGTAGTACCCAACGTATGATACGACTTTACTTTCTCTATCTCGCCAGTCTCCGCATTAATCACTATATAAGCAGAACCTCCTGCACGATGAGTGGAATAGTTATCGCAACTTCCGTCAGTATAGCAAATGTAGTGACCTGTATATTTATTGTTTTCCACTTCTTCACGCATTGCTTCCTTACGTTTCTTATTCTTTAACTCATCCACGGACATAAACCTATCATCGTTCTTTCTTATGGTAGGATTGTAGGCATTCGCCAGACTCTGCCAAGTCTTAGGCTTAGTGCCTTTCTTTGTCAACCATTTCTTACTTTCGAGAAAATTCCAAAGTGCATCATCAAACCCTTCTTCTGTCCATCCAGTCTTTTTGCAGTAATCGCAAAATTCTTGATAAGTTGGCTTATCTCCTGGGTCTCTAAAATTCTTCTCATATTCAGCCTTTGCCATCTCCTCTACTTGTGTATTGTATTTGTCTGCCGTGTACCACTTGGCAACTTCGAAAATAACCTCGATGTTCTCAGCCATTTTCCTGAACGAAAGAACAATATCACCGGATTTGGTATCATTGGTTACCTCTTCTCCTGATTCAAGGATGCTGTAATACGGAGCATTCTCAGGCAAGTGAACAGTTATAAGGTTGGCGCTGTCATAGTACTTGCGCATTGCTCTGGTAATCGCTATCATCTGTGCCCTGACTTTCGATATCGGGTCGGCAAAATACGAAGACTTTTCGATAATCTTTCCGTCTTTGAGCACAAGATAGGCTGAACTGCAAGGTCCTTTCTTGCCTTTGCACACATTGCTGACGTAAATATCGTAGGCAACAACCTCGAATTTAGTCCTTATGTACTTTTCTTCTATCTTCTTCATACAAACTTTCTTTTATATGGCTATCACATACACATACACGCATACGCACTAGCCTACTATACATACTATATAAAACACATATAACCTCAACTAACTACTAATATAAACATATCCAAAGTAGGACTCGATGTATATTATCCACCACAAAAGTTGTCGTGAGGGTCATCACTACCAATGATGTTAGCAAATGACCTGCCTTTCCCATTGCATCTGTATTTATTCTTTTCGTAGTCATATATCTGAAACATGAAGCTGTCAGATATTCTTCGGTCTTCAATAGAGTAAGAGCAAGGAATGATAAGATAATGAAAATGCCCTTTACTATAAGTAAATGACTTCCTACCAAATCTTTGCAATATAAGTTCCTTCTGTCCTTCGATTCTATCATCTGCCACGTGCTGTTCTGCAAAGGATGATTTAATCTTTCCTCTGCTAATAAGCTGTTTTTTAATTCTACTCACAGAACCATAGCCCATATTAACAACACTCATAATCTTTTTCGTGGTAAGTTGCATCGGGATACACACCGAGTTGTAATCAACGTTGAAACTGTTATCTTCTGCACCGCAAATCACGAATGTATAGAGGATGTTGTTAAGGATGGAATATATTTCTTTGAGAGTAAAATCCTTTTTAACTGGCATCTTACAAACCAAAGCACCTTTGTATGTTCCCTGCTTACGATTGTACTTGATTTCCTTGTCCTTGAATGTGTTTACGATAAAACGACCATTACCAAGATTGGTGAACAGAGAATCTTCGTTTACCTGATTAATCAATCTTTTAGCCTTATCGTAACCTATTCCCAGACGTTCCTTCAAGTCTTTCTTTGTAAGTTGGAACATTACTGAATTACTATGCTGCATCTTGCACCAAATAGCAAAGCAAAGCAGCTCCTTGCGTTGCTTCACCTCTTGTGGAGTAGCACCGTAAGCATATTGCCTTACCAAATCCATTCTGATACTTAATGTACGCATAGCCTAAAATCAGAGAACCCCCAAACAGGTACGAGCTGTTTGAGGGTCTCCTTTATGATGAAACCTTATATTTCTACAAGGTTTTGTTTGCTAATGTTAGTGCGAATCAACCCTCGTACTGCTGAATTGCGATACAAAGGTAATCATTATTTTTGATATTGCAAAATGCGTCTAAAACGCTTATTAACAACACGAAAGGAAGATTAATGTGAGAAAATTATATATAATATCAATATATGATATTTAGATAGGGATACGGGGATTTTCGGGAAATAATAATGATTTACAAATAACTAAAAATTTAGTTCTGTTTAACAAACAAAAATTCCCCACACCATCAAAAATGATGATGCAGGGCGATATGATAGGTATAAAAGAAATGCAATAGGAAAGCCCCACCATTGAGCACCAACGGCAGGGCTGAGATAGATAGATGAGTTCCAATGAATAATTGCTTTGCAAAGATAGGCAAAATATCTGGGAACTCAAAGAGATAGTGAAAATTTCTTGTGTAAGCGGCTAAAATAGTCTGTTGGTATGATTTATCGGTGCGATAGTTTAAACGCCTTGTATGCGCCATAAAACAAATCCTCGCCTACCACAATAGGTAAGCGAGGAACTATATATGCACGATTACTTAGTCCTTAATAGCCTCATTGACCTCGTAATCCATAATCTTTGCCAAAGTGTTGCTGATTAACGTGCTCATTACGTTGTACTGGCTGGCAAACTTATCGTCTATTCTGTCATTCACAAGCACACCATACTCTTCCTTGGCTCTATCGACCTCGCTCATAAAGTCCACGTACACCTCACGTAACTTGATGAGGGTCTTAGCCAACTTTGGCTGCTCCACGTTCTGCAACAATGTTGCATTGATATTCTGTCCGTTCATATTCTAATCTCCTATTAATTTAAATTGAGTGATGTCTGGCTGTTCAAGCCAACGATGGTGAGCAATTCCATAAATGTAGCATCATACCAACGTATCTGTGTCTGCTGCTGAAACTTAGGGTCTTGCTGATTCTGTCCGTACTTGTCAAAGGCTGGAGTGATAACATACCAGCTATGTACCTTTCCTCGCTTTCCTGGGCGAGTGGCGTGCTTCACTACTCCTTTGAGTTCAAGCATACGATTGAATGCTTGTGCTGAGATACCAACGTTGTGCGACTTTAATAAGTCTGTGGCAGCGTGCGTAATTGGCTTTTCCGTTCCTGCGTTTACAGACTGAGGAAGAGCATCATCCAAGCCTACCATCTTACCAATCTTCTGAGCGATGCCCAATTTGCTTGCGTCATTCAGATTGAGGAACTTTGCACTCCAATCAGCAAAGACTAACTTTGCTTGAATCTGTTCCTGCAAAGATGGCTGCTGCTGAACTTGTGCAACTGCGTGATGGAACACTCTACGATAAACCTCGAATACTGGGCGAACCTTGCGAGCAACAAAATACTCTAAACATGCCGAAGTGAGATAATAATCTGTACCACCTCCTGCAAACTTGCCATCGTTTGACCGCTTGCCATCTCGGGCAATCGGTAAAAAGTCCACATTTTCAATGAAGTTTGCTTTCAATGCTCTAACAGCTTTGCTTCTTTCAGAGTAAACCAACTGCCAAACATCATCAAGGTTAACGGAAAACACCTTGTCTTGTTGGTCTAATGCCAACACACCACGGAAGTAGCGTTCAATATCCGATGGAACACTATCCTTCGTTAAAATTAAATTTTCGTTCATTTCGATATATTTTTGAACGTTAAACAAATGTTGGGTTGATACACAAAAAGGGTGTACCGCTACCCTTTGTTCAATGCCTATATCGGAAAGCACGCACACACCATTACGATATGTGCAAGGGGCGATACACCTATATCTTTGATATGGATATATCAGTCTCGTAAGATTAAGAGCATAAAAAATGCTCCACCGAATTGACGGAAGAGCTTCCTATTTCTCTCCCGATATATTTATTGAACGCTGCAAAGATACGAAAAATATTTCAATCTTGCGTGTGCTAAGTAATCCTTTAACCAAACTTTAACATTTGGCAGTTATTAATTCTTCGATTAATTTGTTTTTTTACACCATATTCTACAAAATAGGCTGACCCAAACAAATGAATCAGCCAACTTTTTACTTGCCCTTGAAGAGGCAATAAGCCCCATAAAACATGAGCAAAATCATAAGTTTTAAAAACATGATGTTATTATATTGGTGAATAATCGCACCGATTTTCTAGAAAGGAGAAAAGTCCAGTCCTTTTTCTATAAACCTTTCAACGTTAAAAAAGTACTGCCCTTTATCGCAAAGCTGATATATGATTTTTGAGCGCATTTCGTTATCACCATTTGTAATAAGCGGAAGGCAGCAACAATCTTTTGATATGTTGTTCAGAAACTTATCCATTCTATCTCTATCCAGTACTATCATACATTCGTTTTTTGGTGCATTTTTACACATAAGCAAATATATGTCCTCGTCTTGCTCGACTGCACCATACTTATTCTTAACCGCAACCCTACAATTTGCGAGGTAGATGGAATCGGAAAGTATTAAGTCTGAGGATTCTAAAACCTTTCCGTAATCAGGGTCACTCGAAATCTGTCTTTTGAGAAGTCTAGTTAAGCTATTCAAAGAAAACTTCTTGAAGTTGGCAACCTTCGCAATAGAATCTTTCTTTACCTTTGCGATAGAATCTGCTCGTAATTGTGCAGGTGTCTTTTCGGGAACTTTTGGCTTAATGCTGCAACTAGAAACAAACCCCACGGCAATCATAATTGCCATAAACATTAAAATCTTTTTCATAAATTGAAAATGTATTTAATAATTAGTAATATTATAACTACCACCAAGGAGAATAACAAATGCTCTTTGGTGGTCTTTGGAGGTCGATACATACTACTCAGGCAGATAGTTGTAATTCTCTTCAAGATAAGCCTCCAACTCGTCTATTTGCTCTTGTGTTGGCTCACCCAAGTTATCCTCGGTCTCTGAATCATCAAAGTACTCATACCAACCTGCACCATTCTCAGCGTTGTGGATGATATAGTCTGCAATGCTGCTGTACCAACCATTCATAATGGCATCTTCGTTGTCGTGAACGATACTGCCAATGTAGTTGTCGATATTCTTCTTCATACTTTTGCTTTGACCGTGATAGCGAGGGCTGAATGATTTATTAATCGCAATAAAACTGCTCTGTTTCGTAAACTGGGTCTTTGAAATCAACAACATCACCATCCTCATCTAGGATTTCCTTAACTCCATCATAGACTTCATAATGAAAATTATTGCTGCGACCTTCCCAGCAGTTATCATTGTCGCATACCTTATCATACCCTTTCGTATTGTCGGTACAATATTGCTTTGCTTCATCCAATGTATCAAACTCTGCAACATTATTTATATCAACAGTATTATTGTAATATATCTGATATTTCTTCATAATTTATGACTTAACCATGATGTCGATGGCTGAAACTTAATTTATATTAATTTATTGGGTGAAATGATACACCGTATTGTTTTATTTATTATCTTTGCATCTGTCTTCGGAAGACTTCAATCGTACCTTTATGGAATCGGAATAAAAATAAACTTCCGTTGACGGTCAGGCTTCTTGAAGTCTGCGGATTTAAACGCTCATAAAGAGCAAATTTCTACTATCGTAGATGTCAGACTGTAATGGTCTGTGGTAGCCCCGGCTTAGGTCGGGGCTTTTTCGTTCTACTGCATCCGTAGAGATTCACTTTAATTGCTTTTTGAGCAAATTAAATATCATATTTTCCTCTGCTTCATCGAGGTTGTAACAGGCGTGAGGGAGGATGGTAGTTTTCTGATTATCTCGATGCAAATAGATAATATTCGCATTCTCGTGCCATGGACGTGATTTATAGCAACGCTTCACCATTTCAGAGAACGATACGTTCTCCTTCTTTGCATAGTCAGTGTCCCAGATATTGATGAGGGCAACGAGCTGCTTCCAACTTAATTCGTTTAAGTCGATATTTCCATTTTCCTTCACCGTCTTTTCTAATATATTCTCCATATTCTTTTCGCTTATCCATGATGCGATAGGGCTAAAGTGTAATGAATTTAATAAACGTCTGCCATACTTGCGTGTCCGTACCATTGAGAGAATCTAATCTCATACCCAGTTTCTTCATCAATGAAGGTAGAATATCCGTTTTCCCATTGTCTTGGAACATCCTCGGCTCTGTCGTATGCTGCGATAACCTCCTTTGCGGTCTCGTCATTGCTGTCGAGCAAATCGTACTGACGATTATCGTTCACGTCCTCCACCTCGCTGTGAAGCAGTTCTGCCCTCCAGTTCGAGCCATCAAAATAGTTCCAATAGAGAGGTTTGTCGAACCATTCGTTTTCCTTTCGCCATTTTTTAGCGAAAGTATTTATCTCGGCAAGCAGCTCATCGCTGATTTCTGAACCGATGCAAGCTTCGAGTTCGTTGTCTTCTCCACATAGAGACAACTCGGCAGTGTTAATTCCGAACTTCTTCTCTATAGCCTTCATCATATCATACTCGCACTCGCTATCATTATTCTCTAAAGAATAATCGTAGCTACTGCCATCTGCTGCATGATTTTCGATTTCTTTGGCTAATACAACGAGGTATCTTGGCTGGTCATCTTCTTGCTGAAGATTCTCCAATACTACTATGTCGTTTCTTTCCATATAATCCGCTTGACCGTGCTGCGTAGGGCTATATATTTATATTATTTTCAAAAGATAACGCAATATGCGTCATTATATTGTGTATATGGCAGAAATTTTAATCTTTATTTCTGCCCATTGCGCAATCGAACAATGTGCCGATTAGCCAAATTGCTATTAAGAATGCCATAACTTAAACCTCCTCCGTATTATTATTGTTATTATTCAGTTCCTTGTAATACTGCTGAATCTCCTCATCAGTCATACCCTTTTCTCGCATTACACGATAATTGGCAGAACCGCGTCTGAAATAAACCTGACTGCCATAGACTGAGCGTAGATTGTAATACGCACTTCTTACTAGTTCTTTGGTTAATACCTTACCAGTGGACGAATAAACACCCATCTGCTGTAACATCATAGCTGCATCGGCAAAGTTAGGTGTGGTTAATTCAGTGAAGTCTTTGGTACACTTCTTAACCACATTCCATATAGCCTTGTTGCAAGGTTTCTCAGCAGCCTCTTTCTTGCGCTTTTCCGATGCCGCCTTCTGTGCATTTGATAAGTCGCACTTTCTAGGTCTGCCCAACTTCTTAACGACCTTACCTGACTTTGAGATAAATTCTCCGTCTTTTGCCAACTTCTGCTTGCGTACTTCCAATGCGCTCTGTGTTCGCTCCTGTATGAGTTCACGCTCCATCTGTGCCGAGAATGAAAAAGCGAACAACAACATTTCGTCAATCGCTTTCAGATGGCTGCAATCAAGGTCAATGCCCATCTGAACGATAACCAATCGCACACCACGTGGTTTCAACTCGTCATTCACAAACTTGTTGATGTCGCTCATGGAACGACCGATACGGCTGACTTCAGACACGATAAGTATATCACCCTTATCAAGCATCGGCAATACTACCTTACCAAGGTTTCTATCCTTATAAGATACCTTACCCGATACTCCTTCCTCCTTCACTTCGTGAGTAGCTTTCAGATTGTGACAATTCAACCATTCGTTGATTGTTCTTTCCTGCTGCTCCAATGTCTGCTTCTCAGTAGAGACACGACTGTATATTATTACTTTCTGCTTTGGCTCATCATCATCGGTCATGTTTGCCTTTGCGTTGCAGCTTTTGTCAGAACGGCAAAGGTAGTGACCTTCTGCCATCATGCAGTAAGGGCAATCCTTACAGCCGATGTTCACGATGTCGTATTTTACAGATGCGCCACCTTCATTCTTGATTTCTGTTGTCTTCATTTCTCCTATCTCCTATCCTATCTCTTATTACTTAAAACGTTACTTTCTTCTATTTATTATCCACGATAATAGAATGATACATGAAAATCGCTACTTTTACGCTCTCGGTCATTCTCAATCACTCCAAACATATAAGTATCAATTACGTAATCTACATCATTGTTCTTATCATGTTCAATTCTCTTCACCCATTCCTCAACAACATCAGGACACCAAGCATCGCCAAGAAATCTAACCAACAATTTGTTATCGGTTTCCTGTCGTATCAATACTGGCTCGTTTCCGACAAATCCAACCATGTCTGTGTTGTCTTTGTTCCAAGAATATTGTCCGTCATTGAACAAATCTCTTACTAACTCATCAAGGCAAAGGTCTTTCTCGTTGATAGGGCAATAAGCTGCATTCTCAATCTCCATAGTCTTATTACTTTAATTCTTGTTCTACAATATCAAAATTATCCCACGTCTCACCTTCGTTGTCTGAGATATGATAGAAGAAATCTGAAACGCTGATTTGGAAATCGTCACAATCCAATGAATGCTTATAGCTTTCCAACGTGTTCAGACATTTATCTTCCATCGCTTTTCTAGCCTTGTCTCTGGTATCGAAGACTTCTGCATCAACCTCAACTGCCTCACCCAATCCATGCTGGTATGAAGTGATAACTATATATACTTTCATAGCTTAACCCTCTACTTTAATAATTCCACGTCTTACCAATTCCTTCACGAAGTCTTCTAGACTTAACTCAGACTTATCACCACCACACATAGAATAGTTCCAATTGATTTTGAGCGGCATATCTGTATGGTATCTAGTAACGCTTTTGTGCTTATTGATACTTCTATCATACTCAAAAGCCAATGCAACCTCAATTGTTCCGTGACCATTTGTATAGATGAGAAATGCGCCATGTGAGCGACTTCCTTCAAGACGGCATTTATAGTTTTCCAAAAAACTTAATTTGTCCATCGTTTCCGTTGCCCAATTGCAGGCTTTGTCATATTCACATTGCTGCTCATCTTTAATCAACTCATCATCAATAGCATTCTTCTTTGATTCTGCTATCATTAACATTTCCAATTCGTTCATATATTTACCCTTTCTGTTATTAAATTACACCGATAATATTAATCGGTTCTTCAATACTCGCTACCAATGCAGCATTATTATTCTCTGTAATAAGGCTATCAACATCTAAGTAAATAACCTCTGGTAATGATGTCTGTTTCATATTGATTAATGTTTGAAATTTGTTTCGATAAACATTATTTGATGAATATCCAAGACTATAGTGTCTCCAAGAAATGAGTCGTTTATTATAAGTAGCTCATTCGTTCCGTCTATTCTATATTTGCAACTATTGAAGTCAACATGAAAACGGATATGAGGGATGGCAATGTGTATTACCTTACTTTCTGCTTTGGCTACCTTGATAGCCTTTCTTAATTGATTTACGTTCATTTTATGATGTATTATAAAAGTTTGTATATGTTATTAATTCGCTAATTTCTTTGCTCCGTGGTGTTGGCAAAGGTAGTGTGTGTACTACTTTGCCAACACCACATAAGCAATCGCCTACAGCCGCATTTAACGGCTTATTTGCTGCAATATCCAACCGCATATTGTTCGGTGGGATATCCAAGCATGAAGGAACACCGATAGAGATAGCCACAACCTTTGCGGCTGATACCGTTTCTTTGCACTCTGAGACGTTTTCCTTTGTAGGTGGTGTAATTGTCCGCTCGGTGCATTTCTCACTCGCTTGATGCTCATTTGGCACGCTATCCAATGTATCATCAGGTACGGCTGCAATCTCTTCTTTTGATACCAATGATTTCTTTTGCGCATCCTTGAATAGCTTTTCCAATTTTACACCATCCTTAAAGAAGAAGACACACCCACGATAGGTATTACTTTTTGTTCGCTTATCATCGGGCATGAACTCTTTGCAGAATCCCGACAAAGTGAACAGTTCGCCACAAAATGATACCTTATTGTCTTCTGCTGCAATAACCTCTGTGCCATCAATGAATGTTAATTTATCGCCTACATTTACATCAACTGCATCAAAGCAAAACTTATTGCTAGACTTATTCAATGGTACTACCTTTGCAGGTGTATCTGTTTGCTCTGTTTTCTTCTCTGTAGCGCATTCTTTTTCCTCAGTTGTAATACTATCCACCTTTGCAGGGATAACGTCTTCTGTAGGCTCATTTGTGCACTCATTTGCACGCTCTTCCAATACGTCTATATCAAATGGTACGTATCTAGTATCTACTGAATAGCCTCTACCCTCATATACGGCTGGCATAAGCAAATAGATGTTACCAAGACTATTTGTTGCAACTGCTGCATGAGAAGAAGACTTACCAAGATATAAAGTATCAACACTATCGAAAGCAATAATAGACTTAATCATAAATGATACATCATCAATGGTATGCTGCAATTTGTTTTCGATAGCCAATTCACGCTTGCAATCATCATAAGATAAGGTAATCTTACTTTCTCCAGATAAGCCGTGCAAACTAATAGTATTTGCACCATCTTTCTTTGCAACCTTACAGAATTTCGTTATCTCATTCCAAGCGTTTTTATCAAAGTGCAAAGCGAGTTCATTTGATACCTTTGGGAAAACACTTTTCCAATTTGGGTATCTGCCAATGTAGCCGATATTAGAAGTAATACCATCGAACTCTAATTTATTGCATTCCTTACCATTCACACTTTCCTTTGTGGCTGTAACACTATAGACTTCTCCTTTCTTCATTTTCTTGCACATCAAAGCAAATTTCTTTGGGTTGATATAGAAGTTGGATAAATCTCCCGAATATTCCAATACCTTTGTAGGAAAAGAAAGTAATTTGTGCCCATCACTTGCAACCAAACAATTATTAGCTGCATCCAATATGATATAGTTCATAACAGGGCGCAACTCATCATCGGCAACAAATTTACAAAGCTCGCTCATTCCTTTGCTTACTTCAAAGGTAACTTTGCCCAATAGCTCGCCAGACTCTTCAAATACAAATTGCCTTGCATTTCTGCCAACACTCGCTAGCTTTTCAAAGACTGAAACAAAATAAAAGATATTCTTCAAAGGAAAACTGCAAGTATATGTACCTACACTAACAGTTGTTTTTTCGTCTTCATTTTGCTCATTGCTAAAATTGAACTCCTTATTTAACATATTAGCAATCTCGCTTGCAGTATATGAGCCGTAATCGGCTACCTTTGCCATCTTCTCCCAAACTGCAAAGGCTATCTCATACAACTTGTTTAAGATAGCCATATTCATTTCTTTGTCACTCATATCTCTATAGATTAATTGATGTATCTAAATTCATTTTTGCCCAAACAAAACAAAGTATATCCACCTTTGAAAAACTGGATTAATCCACCATATTCCAATGTGTAATCATCCACCCAATACGTATCGCCCCATTTATCAATACGCATATATGAATTAACGCAAACACTACTTTTTAACTGTATCTTTCTCATATATCCAAATTGATTAAAAGTTATACATTTAACGGCTCTAAGATTGATATACAATCATTCCCGATTTGATGATGTTGCTTGTACCATACCAATGTATCAATAACACGCTTATCATCTACGATATTCTTTCCAGAGTGAAGAGTATTGTCTGTAATACTCTCGCCAACTTCAAAAAGACTACCTACTGCAATATGGTTATTAATGCAGGCTATTTGATTCTGTGGCATATTTGCCAAAGTTACAATATACTTTTTCATTCTCTATCTCCTATTCAAGATTAAGTTTATTTTCAATACCCAACTTATTGCAAAGTAATTGATACTCGCAAAAGTCTTTAAATCGTCTTCTTAATCCAATTTCTATCTCATTTCTTAGAGTTTTCTCAGCATTTCTAATAGACTCTATATCGTTATTATTCTGCCAGTAATTCCAAAGGTACACACCAATGTTATATCGAATCTTATCTGTAGTTATCATTTTCTTTTCTCCTATCTTTTAATTGAACTTTGTGCCGTGCCAAATCACGAATTTGGAGGTAGCTAAACTACTCACGGCTATAGTAACTTTTAAGCAATATTCATCTTTCTATCTATAATTAGTGTATATATAACGTAAGGTATCTTTTAATACCTTTAAAACTCTTACTAACAACTGCTTTATTTTCGTTTTTGCTTTCGGTTTTCCATCCGTCTTTATTGTACCAATTTACCCAAAATGAAAACCATTTGTTATTTATTACTTGCTGGTAAACCATATCTTTCTAAATTTAGCCGTTTATTTACTCTATATAGCCTTATCTTTTCCCACATGATAAAGTGTACCAAAGGGAAAAGATAAGGGCGCAAACATCATTATTTAACCCTCAAATTTGGTGATAGTACTAGTTATTTCGCTAACTACCTGAATAAGACTATCCAAATATAAGGTATCATAAACCAAAGTATTTTTGAAGGTAAAATGCAATTCAAATTCATTTGTTTGTTCGTGCCAAACATCAAAGAGTACATTACCTTTTTTGCACACGCAAAATGTATTGTCACTAATTAACTCGCTACCAAAACAAATAGGCTCGCTTACTACCTTTGCAGTAATACCCAAAGCACGAAGTATTAATGCTAACTTTTTTAATTCTTTCATATTGCTAATTATTTAATGTTACTTTGTGGTGCAAGCGGAATCGAACCGCTACCAGATACCGACTATCTTTGCACCTATCCAATATGTTTTATGATATTGTCTTTTTGCCGTAATAACGCAAATTAAGCATTTCCTTTTGGCTAGTAAGTTTGCAGCCACACAATTTGTTATTTGTGCTGTAGTCTGCACCAAGCGCACGCAAACGGCTGCTAGTTGTAGCCGTATTAAAACCGCCATCGGAAAAATACACCTTGCCACGTACTTTTGCATATATATATGTATCATACAAGCGTACAAATACATTTGCACCCTTAATAATTACTTCTGTATTACTTTCTCTGTAGTTAACTCTATTATTTATAGCGTTAACCATTCTTTGCTCTATCTTTCTCATTTTATTTGCGTTTTAAAAGGTTATTTACTCTTTTACGTACTTATTCCAATTGCGCCCTACAATAATACCTAATACGTAAGATATAAGGGCAAAAACGAAAGGTATTGTTATATCCATATCCAATTAATCTTTAATATTACCAATTTCTAGATTTAATGTTGTAATATCTAAGTAAACAAGTCTATCCACGTTTGCGCTTACCTTTACAACAAACATACTAGAAGAATTTTCAAGCACACAAAAGGTATTAATAAAGCCTTTTTGTACTAGTTTTGTGTAATTTTCAAGAAGGCTAGAAAGTGATTTAATATTGCTTTTCTTTGTTGCTATCTCAAAAGTTACAATATCAACGTGAAACTGAATATTTCTATATTCAGTACTTACCCATTTTGTACTTATATCCATATCTTATAATATTTGTACCTTTGCACCCACAAATAAGCGAGTGCAAAGGTTATTGTTAGTTACTTCTTTTCTCCTAATTCTCTTTTTGCCAATTCGTTTGTAGTTGTCCATTCAACGTAATCCCAACTTGTGCCGAAATGGTCAACGCAAAGAATATACTTATCCAAAAGGTCTGAATAAGTGAAAAGCAATCCGAATGTTTGCTCCAGGTACTCTACATCTTCATTGGTGCAATCTGTAATAAACCACTGATAAATGTCTTTTTGTGTGCCGTCTTCTTCATCGAACAGTTCAAAGCGCATATTATCATAAACAGAAGGGTCTATCTCTGTAATATTGTTGCAGAGGATAAGCGCATTATTACACCAATTTACAGCTACTGAATAATTTGTTTTATAAGTCTTCATACCTAAAATATTTAAAAGTTACTAATTAATTTTGCTAATTCGGAAAAAACTAATAACTTTGCAACCGTCTTAAGTAAGCAAGTTATTTCGATTTTTCGATTTAATTTGATTCGCCCACTACTTTTTTAAGGTAGTGGGTTTTTTGTTTAAATATGCTTTTCGGCTACCTTATCCCAATACTCATTTATAGAGTTGTCCAGAGTTGATACATAATGACCGAGTGGACAATACTCATCAATCTCAATAATGCCGCATACGTGCATAGCATCTACTAATTTCTTGTAAGATGCCGAACCGATAACGTGGATAGCTAACATATTAAAGTTAACCATAAAATCTTTGTTTAACTTTGTGGATAACTTATTATATACCTTTGTGATATATTCGATAGCCTTTGCCTCCTTTTCCTCCTTTGCTTTTTGTTCCTTTGCAGTCTTGATTCTTGCAAAGTTCATTTTTGCCCACAACTTGCAAAATGTATCTTTGTCAACATCTGCAAGCATATACATATTGTTGATAATTTCAAACTCAGAAGAAGATACTTCCATTCCTACACGCTCAACAAATTCATTGTACATCATATTGCTTTAAAATTTTAAGTTACTAATTTGTTCCCTTTGCAAGACTCGAACTTGCAGAAAAGCCGATGTTTTCGCCTGCATCTAGTAGGATATATATTTCTTTGGTTTTCATTTATCATCTATCTCATTTCGCTACTCTAACTTTTCGCTACTCACTTTAATATGTTTCAACGCTGAATATATAATGTACTTTGCAGCTACATTCTTTATAAAGGGATAACCGTTTTCCTTCTTTCATTTATAAGCTACTACCTTATGTTACTTTATTGTTGGCTAACATAAAAACCGCTTAATACAACTATATTGTATCATTACACTAACATTTGTTAGATTTCTGATAACGATATTAAGATAATGCCTATCTTACGTTTGCGCTATCTGTAAACAGAATCACGGCTGCAAATAGTAAGCGTTTCATTATCACGCTAACATGAAAGTAAATCAAAGAACGAAGCATTGTTATATAATGGATTCCTATGTCTTAAGTAAGCATCCTTATTTCTTAAATGCGATGCAAAGATACGGCTTTTTTCTGTATCTGCAAAATATTTCGGCAAAAAATTACACTTTTCCTAGCTTTTTTCTTGAAAATAATTGGTTTTTCTTAAATCTTTACACAAATTATAATCTCTACTTTGCAATATGATAGGTTAAATAGGGGCTATTGGTTGCTTTTAGCTGTTTTCTCTATCTTTGCACCTTTGTAGCCCGAAAAATCATCTTTGCAGCCGTTTTCTTTATTAGGTACGTATGCGATACCTTATATATAGGAAAACGCCTAAAAGCGTATTATTTGCCGTTTGCAGCCGTTTTCCTGTTTGGTAGATAGAAAGTACTTACTTTGTCGTTTGAATCTGTTTGCAGCCGCTTTCTAGCTTGATAATATATGATAGTACTATTTTTCGTTTTTGGTACGTTTGCAGCCGTCATTTTCTGTTTCCGATTTCACTTGCTTTTTGTTTCACGAAAATTATACGTGAAACATTATGCAAATTTATGCATGTTTATGCAAAGTAAAAATGTATGTTTATGCAAGGTGTTATGGTAAATAGAAAACTTTTTGGGAATTTCGAGTTTTCAGCACCTTTGCAGAAACGTTCTATCTTTTTACCTTTTATCTCTTTGCCTTTTCTCTTATTTTGGATTATTTACAGAAAACAGAAACAGAAAAGAAAAATCCGCTTTTTTGCCGCTTTTTGCCGTAATATGTCCGTTTTTGTCGCAAATAAAACGCTGATTTTCAGTGATTTATACCTATATAGGGTAATTTACACCCTACCCCCCCCCGTTTTTGGCACTCGCAGGGTGGTTCAGCTCTCTTCCGAAATTTTTTATTTTTTTATTTTTTATTTTTTGTAAAATACTCTGATTTTTCAAATTCCGCTTTTCTACCGAATTTTGAGCATTTTCCAGAATATCATATCTACTTTTGATTTTACATAAGTTTTCGAGATATTCATTTTCGCTTATTTTCGTGCGTTATGGAGCGTTTTATGTAGCTTTGCGGTAAGTTTATCGCCATCGTATTTTGAACGTCTTAGAATACAATTTACGAGTTATTTGTGCTTATTTTCGTTTTTGCGGGAAAGTATGGTTGTTCTCTGATTTAATGTTCGTTTTTGCTATATACGGATTGCAGTTTTGTGCGATATTGATATGGGGTTGATGCGAAGCCTTCTTCTTGGGGGATGAGTATATAGTTTACTATATACAGGGGGTTGACATCCCCCATTACGGCTGCGCGCGAGGGTACAATGGTTTATTTACGTGTTATTATTATATGGGAAAGAGTTCAAATGTTAAATTTTCAATATGAAAAATCTGATTTATACGGATAACATATATTTAATTGGGGATATGGGGAAAATGGTACAAATTTGCAATTTGTTAAACTATGTAAAGTTCATTTTTGGCTTGATTTTTTGGCGTATATTTGCAGCATAAATGTTTGATTTACGAATTACCGACTTTGGAATATGGCAGAAAAGAAATTCTACATACAGCGTTACTTGAAGTCCGAGCAGGGAGCTTGGAAGGCAGACGGATTGCGCAAGAGTCTGGAGGATGATTTCGGCGGCGGTTCTGTCCGCTACAAGTCATTGGACGGATTGAACTCCAAGGGTAAGCAGAAGGGCGTATATACCGAGAGCTATCCTGAGAGTGACGCGTTGAGAGTGTTCGTTGACCCGAATGCTAGGCATGAGAGCACCAACGCCACGTTGTCAGTCTGCGTGTTCGGGTATGATGTTGACGGAACAACCGAGCTTTCCGTTACTGAGCAGATAAAAGCTGCCGAGAAAGCATGGGATAGTCTTTATGCCTACTTGGAGGGTTCGCTTATCCTGTGGTATGACGATTACAGACAGAAGAAAGCGTTGTTTTTGGTACAGGATGCTACAGAGCCATCAACGGACAACATCAAGAACATTCCGTATCTGCTCTGTTCGGTCAAGTTGGTAAACGTCTTCGGTCAGTCGTTTGATGGTGACAGTACCACGATTGAGGATTGGTTGAAGAATGGCGGAAAATAGAAACAACAGCATCCGCAAGGCGGTAGGACGTGTCTTTTAGATACAAGTCTGGGCAAACAGAAGGTTCGAGTTCCTTCTACGGTCGGTGGATGCTTTAAAATATATGCGAATTATGAACAAATACAAGACATCAATTGAGGTCAAGGGCGAAAACATCAAGGCATTGTTCGACTGCCCTATCGTTACAGACATCAAGAAAGCAACCGATGCGGTCGATGATGGTTTGGACGTTACCGATATGCTTTATAGCGTTACTGCCGTCAATATGGCAGGTGCTCACAAGCAGGTGAAACGCGGTTCTGTATTGGCGCAAGACGTTTGCGGTCATTGGGAGATTATGACTGCCGATGAATGGGAGTTGAGGAAAGACGATACCATTAGCGATGGTTCTTCCGAGGAGTTGTAATCATTTAAAAGTTGAGAATGTATGCGAATAAAGGAAGAATCACTTGACAGGGCGTTGGAAGCGGCATCGTTGCAGACGAAGGGATTGCCAAAACGCTACACGGATGGTAAAGACCCATTCTGGATAATGGCAGTTGTGCTTGTTCAGAAGCGCAATTTGGAGGAATGCTACTGCATTTATCAGCAGAATGCAGACAAATACATGAAGCTTTTGCAAGACTTCGGTACACCGAGTCCTATCATGTCTATCAAGAGCATTCATCCTTACATGTATCTTGATGAGGCTCAGTTTTTGCCGAGCGGATGCATCGAAGCAAAGAAGAACTTTCTGAAAAACGAGCTTGGTGAAGACCCTAGGGCTTATGAGGTCGATGAAATGACGGAATCGGACGTTAATCACGCGTTATTGGAGATTGCCATTGCCAAACAGATGAGAGCTGATGAGGAAAACAAGAAAATCAACGTACTCAATGAAGGAAGCGATTTGGATGGAACGAGATTTGAGGACATTGAACGTCAGAAGTTCGAGTTTGAGTTAGCTGAAATGAGAAAAGATGGATGCTCTAAGAAGGAAATAAAAGAGTTCATTGACGAGTATAATGCCAGTCATAAGCAGAAAGTTGGCGATGAGCCATACATTTCAGAGGAAGACCGCATTCATCAGGAAATGGAATCAAAGGACGCTGAGAAAACTCCCGAATGCAGTATTGAAGGTGAGTTTGATGCACCTGAGATAGACTACGATAAACTTCATGAGGAATCAGAGGCATTCAAAAAAGAGCAGTTGAAGGTTGCCAAGCGCAAGTGGAAACGTGCCTATGATGCCGATTCAGAGAAGCGTGAAGGAAGAGAGTTTGAGAACGAATTTGGCGAAGATGAGGAATGTGAGACGTTGCAGTTGCCGAATAAAGAAGCTGTTCCTGTAAAGCGAAAACCAGGAAGACCGAAGAAATCGGCATTGGATTATACTGCTAGCAAGCGCGACACGACAAAGAAACGCTGTCGCAAACCATCATCAATTAAAAAATAACAGATTATGACTAAATCAGAGCTTTTGAATAACGTGTTCTTCGAGAATGCAAAAGGTGATTTACCTATCATATATATAACATCGGATGATGATGTTGTAAAAATCGGCGGCATTATCAATGCACCTATGGTTGGAAGAATTTATTTTAGTGAGGTTAAGAAAACCATTACGAAGGATGAATTGCTTGCCAACAAAGAGTTTATTTGCGCAAGTGAAGATTCTGAGATACTTATTGATTTCGGCGGCTACAGACGCGAGACACTTGGTTGCTATATCGCGATTGATGATAGTTGCATTAATATCATTGAGCTATGAGGAATAACCATCACAATCCTAATAAAGTACCGCCGTTCAAACCAGACCCCGAACATTGGACTAAGAAGGTTCATTCATGGAAGGCAAAGGTTGCTTATGAGACAGAGGATGATGCTTGGGAGTTTCTGAATCAGATTCCGAGGTTGAAGGCACTTGGTTGGCATCCTTACTTATGCAAGGTTTGCTCAAAGTGGCATATTGGTAGGTTACATAATAAATAGTTGAAATATGGAAATTAGAGTTAATGTTTTAGGAAAGGTCGCTTACAAAGGATATGAAAGTAGGTCGGATTTCGAAAAAGCCGAACTATATCCATTTGGAGATGGTGTCTATGCGGTAATGGACGGAGAAAATTTTGTTGAGCTAAGAGTTGTATCTGGTAAAAAGCACAGCGAAGAAAAAGGTGATTATTACGAATGCATAGATAGGTGCTGGGCGCACGGGAAAATCTCAAACTCTGTAACCGTTATAGAGCACGAAGAAAGATTGAAGGACTATATAGACAAGCGTTTCGATGAGCTACAATCAGCTATCGAAAATACAATGAGTAGTGCAGATAGCATAAATGATGCAGTATGCTCTATAAAGAGTTCTATTGAGAAGATAGAGAAAGATGGTGTTGGTAGTGGAAAAGGTATCAGCGAAAAGACATTATTGTCTGCTATCGAGATTGTGTCAAAACAAAAATAGTTGAGAATATGAAGAAGAAAGGATATTACGAATACGAAAACGGAATCTACCCTTTGAAGCTTTGGGTACACATCGGTAAAGACCTGAAAGAGCTGATAGATTCCTGTTTTGACAAGTGCAAGGCTCCCGATATTGATTACGGCGGCGTTACGTATTCCGATGCAATCAGAAAGAGCGACAGAAGGCGCGGCGTTCTTGTATCGTTTCCGTGTCAGAAGGTTATGTCGATGAACTATTGCTGCCATGAAGCTTCTCACGTCTGCGATGCCATCGAGGAATATACTGACTTGGAACACGGCGGCGAGCCTTCTGCCTACTTGATTGGTTGGGTAGCCTCTTGCATCAACAAGGCTCGTTTGGGTATTGGAGATTTTATTGAGATTGAGAATGATGAAACTAATTAGCAAAGAAGAAGTGAAGAAAAACCATAAGGACATTCTTGGTTTGGATTTGTTGTTTGCGGAGAATTTTCCTCCATATAGTAGATTTTTGGAAAAATGTTTAAATACTTAAAATACATCATGTACGTCGGCATCTGTGGCTACGTGCATACAAAAGGAGAATAGCTTATGATTAAGAAAGAAGATATTAAGGTTGGGCTGCGATTTCATATCACACGTAATGATTGCTTAAAATGCAACTTTGACCCGATATGTGTTCATGATAATAGCCCTATTCTATTCATTATAGAAAGAAAGAATGGTCTTACGTGGTTATGCACATCTGTTAGTTTCGACAATAAGCTTTTTGCTTATTTTACTACAGAAAACATAATGGAGTTTGGTTTAAAGTTCGATATAGTAACGAAAGATGAAGGAGAAACAGCAAACAAAAAGACGGAGCAAGTGTCTCACCCATCCCATTATGCGTGGTTAAAGGATTTGTGTGGTGTCGAGCCTTTGGATATTTGCAGACACCTTGACTTCAATACAGGGAACGCTATCAAGTATCTCTTGCGCAAGGATAAGGTGGATGGTAACAAGACCAAGACCGAGAAGCGCATCGAGGACTTGCGTAAGGCAGTGTTTTATATCCAAGACGAAATAAAATTATTGGAACATGGAACAGACTGATTACACTTGCAAGGATTGTGTATTGTTGAATGATGAAGATTCTGAGTTCCCATATTGCATGGGCAAAAACTTATATACATACGTAAATCCTGACGATGATGCTTGCGGAGACATTATTCCGCTAGTATATACTTGCAAGGATTGTTTCTTCTTCAAAGATGGGGTTTGCAATGACCCTAATGAGGTTAGATTTACTTCTGAGGAGAATCCATCTTGCATTAGTTTCGAGTACAAAACGATTGTAGAACAAAAATAAATATATAGTTATGGCTAGAATTGCAAAAAAGAAGACTGTTGACAACAATGCAGGTTTGCTTAAAGTTGTTGTCGGAATCAACAGAAAAGATGTTGAAAGTGTTACCGACTTCGGGCATTTCTTCATCGTAATTTTGAAGGATTGTGCTATTTTCCACACACATATTGGATTTGAAGCACGTTTTAAGCGTTGGGGCGGTGTTGATATGGAAGGACACGCGCTTACCACTACAACATTCGCGTGGCTTGAAAATCTTGTCGCGATGAAGAACGAAGTAAAGGGGAAAGAAAATGATATTTTCCCTGAGACAGATGTTACTTATCAGGATATGCTTGATAGTATGGTTATCATCACAGAAGCCAACATTACTCATCCGATTACAGCGTTCACTGATGCAGATGATGCTGCAAAGTTCGCAAAGAACAAGATGGATTACCTCGGTCGTATGCAGAAAGAGTTGGAAACTGTAATGAACACTCCAGTTTCCGAAGAGACAGAGGAAGACTTAAAGAAGAACTTTGAGCACGGTCAGCAGGCTATATTGGCAGAGCAAGCAGCCGAGGCTCTTAACCAAGGAAAGGAATAGCTTATGTATAATGAATGGTATATAGAACTGAAATACGGACTATTCCGAGATTACAGGATTGTAAGAATGTGTGATGCCAACGGAGTGAAACGAGACGGTATCTTTATACCATTCATTCAGAACGGAATCAAATGGGATGGTGTAAAGGTTAAGAATCCTGTTCAATATCTAAAGCCTATTTGGGCTGCCGCCGATGGTTCTAGACTTCACAAGTTAGTTCCTATGGTTTCTATGGATTTCAGACAGAAGATGGAAGATGCAGGTGTTTTATCACCAGACGATAAATATCCTTGTGATACGGTAGGTTACGTTTATAAAGATAAAAATAAGATATAACGGCTATGATATATTTAGGTAATGATACGATGAATAAGGTAGAGCGGATGGTTTGCGAACAAGTGAACACGGCTATGCGTATTGAGGAAAAGGAAGGAGTGAATGCAGACGATTTATATGTTGGCAATACTAACATTCCTTTTGCGAGAGCGGTAGCAAGGAACTTTGTTCTTGACGTTCTACACAATCGCTATGGCTTTTCCTATGCCGTTATCGCACAGCGCGCGGACATCAATGAGAAATCTGCTATGCGGTGTGTCCGCAAGTGTCACGAACTTGTCGGGTACGATAAAACCTATGCGTATGTGAGCACTTTAATTAACGATAGATTGAGAGAATGGTATGGGGAATAGCAATGAATTATTGACATTGAAGCGCAATGCCCTAAGATTGGGATTGTGTGGAGAATATAAAGGGAAATGGGATTCTGCCGCGAGTAAGCGAGAATTGGTAAATATGGCTCTTGATTCAAACGGAATTGAGTTTATGGCTGATTCTATTGCTTTCGGATGGGGATTGTCAAAAGAGTACCTTTTGAAAGAGTTTGGTGAGTTTGCTAATGGATTCTACCAATGTAACGAGCATGGATATACTAGCGAAATGTATATAGGTGCTCATGGAGTTATCAAGGCGCGCTCTACGATTATTCTTGTCGCGTACTGCAAGGATTTGGAGATTGAAGTTCCAAAGAATATGGTTACTCGCATTTACGTGTGCGGAAAGAGTGAAGTTCGCATCGAATGCAAAGGAAAATGTGACCTCATAGAGTACGGAGAGGATAATGATGTTAAAATCATTGGCTACGATGACGCAAATATGACGCTAGGAACGATTTATGTGTCAGAGTGGAATAGTTGTAAGGATGAACAAAAATAACGTCTTACAGCTCATTTAAATAGCAAAGTTTGGTAAAAATATTTATATTATTTTCTTGTTTACAGAGTGTACGGCGGTACACAGACATAAAGTGTAATTTTACTTTTTATATTAGTTAAGGTTTAGTTAGATTTATGTTGATTAAAAAGGGCAAGTTCAGTTGTGAAACCGAGCTTGCCCTAATTTTATATATAGAACACTGAAAACTAATTCATAAATACCTTAATACCATTTCTTCCTTGCTTGTGACCGCCCTTTACGCAGCTAGCCAAGGTGTCGCGAATATCAGTAAGTATTGTTGTCTGCAATCTCAACTCTATGAGTACAGGACTGCTTGAAGTGTCTTGTGTTATCGCGTTGATACTATTGCCGAGCTTTTCTAACAGAGTGTCGCGGATGATGCGGACATCTGCTTGCTGAGTGGCTACATAATATCGTAGGCTGTTGAGTATCGACTCCAACGCCTGTGCGGTTGATTCAGTTACAGACTGAATACCTTGCTGCAAAGCAGAGATATTTGAACTGCCAGTAGGCTTGACGTTGAGAACATCCATCAAGTTCTTTGCATACTCATTGAATAATGCAAGATTCTTGTCTTTCAGTTCCTTGATACCTTCGAGTTCTTTCTTGGTAACGTCAAGACCATTGTTTCCACCTTCGCTGCCCTCAGATACCGCTTTGTCGAATGCTTCAAGGATAGGCTGAATGTATTTTGAAGTAGCTCTATTCATTAACTGCTTGGTGAGCATTGTATTGAAATACTCGTCAAACTTATTGTTGAGTGCTTCGAGTGCATCACTACCTTCATTGAAAGCATCTACCCACGCTTCCGAGAAAGCTTCAGCAGCAGATTTATAGTTAGACTGAGAACCGAAACCGCCAAGTGCTTCTGTCATAGACTCACCTAATTCTTTGATTGTAGTGTTCAAATCATCAATCTGCTGTTCCCATTCTTGAATCTTACCTTCATCAGGTTTCTTGCGACCGCGCTCTGCATTAATCATTGCTTGGTACGCCTTCTGCTGCTTTTTAAGGGCATCGACCGATTTTTGGTTGTATTCGTAGAGCTTTTGCGTATCAAAGGCATCGTCCATACTCTTTTTAAGCTTTTCGTAAGCGTGTTGCAAGGAATTTACAGCGCGTTCTTGGCGTGCAATTTCCTTATCAATCTTTCCTTCTTTACTAAAGAGTTTAGCTACGCCTGTAAGCGCGCCCATTGCGCCCGATACGACACCTGCATAGTTTCCGCTATAGTACGAACCGACCGCCTGACCGATGTTGCTGACAATATCCAGAGTGTTCTCTAAATTAGCATCAGAACCGCTAAGTGCCTCAAACAGAGCATTAAACGAGTTAGCCATTGTGGAAACTACGTCTGTAATATCCGTCACGGATTTTGAGAACTTTGCTTTTGCCTGCTCTTCCTCAGTCATAATCGTTCCGAGCTTTGCAATCTGCTCATCTGTGAGGTTTAACTGAGATTTCAAAGAATCACGAATGCTTTTGTTGGTTGCTAACTTCAACTTTAAGGTTGTAACAACGCTTTCGTTCGCATCCTTATTCTTTGTCAGTTCGTTATATTCCTGTTCCAAAGACTCAACATAAGCATTTTGGTTCTGCAATTTGCTCGTCAAATCTGCTCTAAGTCCGTTAAGCTCTACATACTTTTCTACGCCGCCCGACTTTTTTAAGTCTTTACCAGCCTTAATCATTTCTTTAAGTCCGCTAGTGAAAGCCTTGAAAGGATTGCGTGAATTGCGAACTTCATTGACCTTATTAATCTGTTCCGCAATAGTCTTCAACTCTGTTGGGTCTAGGTCTCTAAGATCTGTACGCAACTGTTGCAGTCTTTCTGCCATCGCATCAAGTGCCTTAGAAGAAACTTGGTCTAGATTATCAAACAGACGAACATACATGTCGCTATTTTTTAAATCTTTCCAAGTATTTTCGCCAGTCTTCTTTTTGTAGTCCAAGTCAATATTATCAAGTAATTTCTTCTGAGTTTCAGGGTCAGAGAAATTCTTCATTATTGCTATTCTATCCGCGATATATTTTCTATCAAGCTGCAACTGGTCTGACAGGCGTTGCTTATACTCTTTGAAGAGTTTTTGAGCAGTATCTGTCGTGTCTTGCTCGATTTTCTGATTGAGCTTTTGTGTCTGATTGAGATATTCTTTTTCGACATCACTTCCAGAGAACTTTTTCCTTATGACTTCTGCGGTATTCTCCAAATCAGAGTTGTATTGCTGAATAACCTTATCGCCCCATTTTGTGAAATCTTTACCATAATGAGTTTCGTAGTCTTTGATGATATACTTATTAAACTCATTATTTATGTCTTCCTGTACTTTATCAAACGACTTCGTGAGGTCTCCAAACATAGACTTAATAAGCTCATCAGACATACCCTCATCTTTCAGTTTTTTATACAAGTCCATCTGAGAGAATGCATCATTGACATTTCTAGATATATCATCCTTTAATTTGTTGTATTCCTTCTCAGAAACTTTCAAATCAATGTCTGCCGAAATGCGGAATGCGTTACCTCGCTTTGTCAATTCCTTGTACTGAGAACCAATCTCACGAATGCGTTTTGCCACAGATGCATCGTCTGGCAGAATATCAGAAGCTTTCCATCCTACATTTTGCGCTGCTTCTTTAAAATACTTACGAGTAGCAGATAATGCGGTCTCTTTTGATTCCGTCTTAATCAACTCGTTGTATTTAGAGTTCATATCCTTTAACAGGGAAATGCGCTCTTGCAAAATGTCTCTTTGTGCCTTATCTTGCTTGATTCTATTTTTTTTAGCATCACCCTCAAAAGGGTTAACACCCAAAGCTAACGCTTGCTGAGTCGCGGCTTGCTTCAATTCCCTAACCTTGGCTCTCACCTTGGCTACAGAAATTACCATTTGGTTTGCTCCAATTTCACCAGCCTTGAATATCTTTCTGATAGTATCATCAACTGTTATTGTAGGCGAGTTTTTGCCAACCGCGGCGAGTCTCTTTTCAACTTCTTTCCAAGATTTTGCTGCCTTTGCTGCTTGGTCTCCTTTCCCAAGGAAGCCTTCAAAAGCCTTATCGTCATCAATTTCTTTGACAACGAGGCTAATACCATACTTTTTCTTTGCAAAGAAATCATTAATATAATCATCAACCCAAGATACTTGCTTCTCCATATTGGCTTTATCAATATATACATTGATACCAAAGTGTCTATAAGCAAGGTCTCTCTCGTATTGATTCCAATCACGCTCTGCCGCAATTTTATCAATAAATGCTTGTATCTTTATTGGGTCGTTTTTGAACGCATCCTTCATGCCTGCAAAAACATTATCAAACTCGCTGTTCAATTCTTGCGCCTTATTTTGTACGCTGTTCATCGCACGGATAAGGTCATTGAAATCAGCTTGCGAAGTACCAATGAAAGATGGCATTTTATAGTCGCTGCCGCCTTGTGTTATGTTGATTTTCTTTATCAACTCATACATGCGTGTCATATAATCAATGTTGGATTCGTTATCCTTTTGACCTGCACGTATCTCATCAAAGTATTTCTTCGTGGTCGAAGTGGCTTGTTTATAGTTTGCGTTAATGTTTGCTACAACTCTCTCCATTTGCGAAGACTTTGCGAGAGCATCAATCACAGCATCTTTGTAATCGTCTGCATCATCATCAAGTCCATCAGTAAACCAAGTATTCTTTGCATCATTCTTTGCATAGTTTCTTCTGAGAATCTCCATGTTATCAACGAAATTTTTATACTCTTTTTCAACCTTACTGAAAGTAGTATTAAGTTGGTTTACATCGAGACTATCTACATTGATTTTAAAAGTCAGTCCGTCTTTTGATGCGGCATCAATAAGCTTTTGTAACGTTGTACGTCTATCCTCAATATTCTTCTCTAAATCCTTTCCTCCTAATTTACTATTTGCGTTTGTGGCTGCATTTGCAAGGTCGTTGTACGTTCCAGCTAAAGCACCTATTGCGCCCTTTGCCTTTATGGTTTCTTCTTCTGCCTTACGTACATTTTCGTTGTACTTGGAAATCTTATCATAAACGGTAGTTATTACTTCTGCTACAGCGTAAATAGCGAGACCTACACCTATACCTGATAATGAACTTTTAACGAGACCGCCAAAATCTTTAAGAGCTTTTTTCATTCCATCTAAGGAATTTACGAAAAGAGCCTTGTATCTCACGATACCTGTGCCAGATGCTTGCGAGAAAGCTTGTCCGAGACTAGTCTTTGCAAACATAGAGTTAGCCTTTATAGCAATAAGAATAGGTATAAGAGCTTTTCCTATTTCTGCAAGAGTCTTCCAATTATCAAGCAGAGAAGTACCCCAGCTTACCATTCCCTTCATTGTACCCTCGTTAGCCTTGCCAATATCATTGAGCATCACATCGAAAGCATCCTTCAAGTTGGAAATCTTACCTTGGAGAGTTTCAGCCTGAATCTCTTGCATATTGTAGAATGTTCCACCCTTATCGGTCATGCGTTGGAATATTGCCTCAACATCCTCAAATGTAACCTTACGCTTGGAAATCATATCAACAATCTGTGCAGTCGTGTACGCTTCTCCCTTAACTTCCTTGAAGTATTGTTGCAGCTCGCCATACATATTAATACCAGCCTCGGTAAACTGACGAACCTCAGAACCGCGAAGGTATGCAGCAGCCTTGACTTGTCCGTATGCAAGGATAAGTCTTCCCATATCAACGCCAAGACCTGCTGAAACATCGGCAAGTCGCTTGGTTGTATCATAAAGTTTATCAGACTCAATTCGATAAGCAGAAAGTTGTCGTGTGTAATCCACCAAGTCCTTGATACGGAAAGGTGATTTAACGGCAAGTTCTACTGTTTTGTTGAAAATCTCGTCTGCCTTTGGCTTGTTCTGCAAGATAGCTTCGAGTGAACGCTCTGAAAGTTCAAACTGACCTCTGACTGATGCAATCTGCTCGACAAAATTCTTGATAGAACCCACGGAGAATGCAAATGCCATACGCTGTGCCCAACGTGACATATATCCAGCCATATATGATGTTTGTTCGGTCAACGCGCGAGAATTAACACCAGCCTCTTTCAAGTTTTTGTTATGTTGCTCAATTGCAGCATTGAGAATATCCAATTTTCGCTTATAATCAGCATCGGTTTGAGACAACTTCATACGAGCTTCTTTCAGATATTCTATAGCGCGTACTTGGCGATTGAGCGTATTTGCAGTAGCAGAGAAATCAAGCGCGCCTTGATATGTAGTGTTTGCCTTGTTATTTCTCGTCTGATAGTCTTTTGCTCTATCAGCGTATGCCTTTCTCTGTTTGTTATTGTAAGATTGTTCGGCACTAACCATCTTATCAAGAGCCTTCTGAAAAGCAACAGCACGTTCATTATACATCTGCTGCTGGTATCGTAACTCATCCTGTAATGACTTCTTTCGCTTAATAAGTGCATCTTGGTCTGCCTTGGTGAGATTTTGTGTTGTATCTCGCAACATACTTTCAATAGAACCAATTTCTTGCTTTAACTCAGCAATATTCATACCGCTAGCACCCTTTGCCGATTCCTGTAATCTCTGAAATGCAAGTGCCGCTTGCATAATACCACTAGTGCCAGAACCATTCATCTTAGATAGCTGTGCTACCATATTTTGAATGTTCTGTGCTGCTGACGTAATGTTATTGTTCATGTTACCTGCACTCGCACCTACGTTTGAGATACCACTGCTTGCATTTGAAGCAGATGCGTTGATTGTTGCGAGTTTTGCTATAACTTGGTCTAAAGAATCAAGGAACGGCTTAGTACCAACAGACATATCCTTGAAAGATTGTGTTACACTAGACGCGGTATTTTTAGCCGTATCTTGTATGTCTTTCAATTTTTTGTCTGCTTGTTCTATAGCATCTAACGCACTTTTAGGAATGGTTAGAGCTGCTCCTAATGCTGAATCTGCCATAATTCAAAAGTTTAAGAGTTTATAAAATAGGTATTCCAAGGTCATTGAGATTTCGTAAATCCTCTGCACCATTGATTACCTTTGCATTCTTTAATTTGTCGTTCTTCTGATTATTGTCTTTATCTGACGATATATACTCTATATGAGTAAAATCCATAGACGCAAGGCGAATCTGCGGAACGGTCATTCTCCACTTATATTCTTCTTGCGAGCACCATGTGTTGGCACGTAAGAAATCTATCATTTGTCCGTATTCTGTTCGTGATGGGATAATTCGGCTGCTTGCTTCTTCCTCATCAGAGCTTGATTGCGGACGGTCTGAATCACATTGGTACTCGCGAAGAAAAAATCCACATCTAGCAAATTGAGAATTTCAACGAGTAATGTTGCCCAATCCTTGATGTCATAGTCTCCCCAAAGCAACTGGTCGTAAACTTGTTGGTATTCCTCAGAATCAATGCGTTTCTTGTCATTGAGCAAGGATAGTGTGATTACTCTTGCCACAGATGGAATATTGATAGCAAACTCCTTGATAACGTCACCCATTGATAAGTTTTCGCCCTTGACTATCTTGCAAGCCTCCTCTGCAATCATCCATTGAGTGCCTGGCTTCAATGCTCTTATCTCCCACTCTGTACCTTGTAGCTTTACTATTGTAGGAGAATCATTCATAATTTGCGCCAGACGTTCCATTGCCGCATCAGACAAAGGAGAACTAGGCAACACCTTATTCTCGTCTTCTACAGCTTGTTTCTTAGCCTTATTCGGGTCTTTTTGTGCTCTATATACTTTTCCCATATATATGAATTACTTTCTAATCACACTTACTGCTCCATTATACTTCTTGGATAGGTTTTGTAGTTTCTGAAACGACATGGAAATAACTCTGTAAGATTGCTTCAGATTACCACCGCCATCTTCCAATATCTTAGCGTATGGCATGGTAGCAACAACTGCCAAATCAATTACTCCACTAGGGGAATAATCGTTTTTGAGATATTCGTTTATCGCCTCACGACCTTTAATTTCTTCTCCATACCAATTCTTGCCTTTGGATGCTTTTGGTGAGGATGATAAGTAACCTATCTTTTCAAGCTTGCCTTCGACATAAATGCCATATCCGTAAGAATCATAGAGGTTGTATGTTCGATGTGTGTACGTAATCTCTTGAATACATTCTCTTAACACATTCTTTGCATCCTTGTCTAATTCCTTCGTAATAAGCTTTAATGCTTTTTTGTATAATGTTTCAGCCATAAATGATAAAACTTAAAAAGGAGCGGACAGCATTAAAGCCGCCGCCCCTTGTATATAGTCGAGAATTGTTGAAGAACCTACATTATACACTAGCAGTTGGCAATGTGTATGCAGGGTCAATGTAGAATGGTGTCTTGCGAGTTACACCGCCATCTTTAACCTCAACCAACTGACCTGTGCCAGCCAACGCAACCTTTGCCAAGTTAGAGTTCAGTGACTCAATGGTTGTCTTGGAATTGAGCTGCAACTTAGGCAGAATCAATGCTGTGTGTGTAGTACCGTCTGCGTTGTCGAAGACAACAGCAACCTCTGCATACATCAGCTTGTAACCAGATGGAGCGTAAATCTTACCATCAGTACCCTTTGTAAAGCCGCACAATGCAGTCAATACAGGAGCTTGAGTATCTGCAACCTCGGCAGCAAACTGATACTTACCAGTTGTCACGATAGACATGATAGGAGTATCAGAAGTCTCGCGCTCAATATCGGTAGTATCGTTATCGTCCTGAGAGATAGATGTGGTGTCGCGAACAACATCGTCCAAATCGTAATAATCGTCACCAGCCGCATCGCCATTGAACGGACGAACAATAATGTGTGAAGGCTTAGAGAGCTTGATTGCACCTGCGCCTGTACTTGTAACTTTCGTTGCCATATTGTTATGAGTTTAAATTGTTATCCTAAATAAATGAAATAATTAACGTACAATAACCGAAACAGCAATAATCTGAAAATGAAACTGGCGGTTTGAATCATATCCGCTATCACGGTATAATGTACTGATTGTATAGTTTGCGTCTCTTGATTCATCAATGATTTTGTCAAGAATACCTTCCATCTTGTCAAGTAACTTTACATTCTTTCTCAGTGGAGTTCCCTTTGGTCTTGCATAGAGATAAATGTTAGCATAGCCAGAGGAATAACCACCATAATCTCTTTGCTGACCTACGTCCACATTGACAAAATCATCCCAGTTCTTACTAGTTGTAGGTGGCAATTCTCCAACAAATATGTTGTTTGAGATTTTTCCCTTAGTAAGAAGCATCGAAAAGAAATTCTCAATTCGAGACAATCTGCGATTAATCCTCTGTGCCATACCTTGTTATCCTAAATACATTTTACCTTATGATGAAAAAACTAAATATCAGTACCCTTGATGTAAGCTACACATCCATGCATTTGTGTCGGATAAACGCCAATAACCATTCCGTCAACGTCCATTCCGTACATTTTTCCACGGAAACGAATGCCAGCATTCAAACCTTCAGGAATGTATTCTTCATCTTTTCCGGCTTCTCCTTCTTTCGTTGGCATCGGAAAATAGATTGTATATCCTAACGTAACTACGCCCGAATTAAACAGCTTATTGGTTTCCTGAATATCGCAATCAGTTTCAAAAATGATAGTTTCTACATTTTCTGTTTCTGACTCACCTGCACTAGTATCAGTATCGCCTAACATATCCCCATCGCTTCCGATAAGGTCTCCATCTTCTTTCGGTTTTTGTTCCGAGCGGTAGAACACGCCATGATAGGCATATTCATCCAAAGCATTTCTGTCAGTGTACATAGCTTACCAATCTGTTTCTTTAATCCATTTAACCTCTCCATCGGTTTCATTGAGAGCTTCAAGTTTTTCATCCTCTCCATACTTCTTGTAAAGTCTTTTGAGTTCTGATTTGATACTCAGCAATGCAGCCGATGTAATGGTCTGAGCACCTACCGTAAGAGTATATGCGCCATGTTGGTTTGTGGTCGATGCTGTCTGATAGACACCGAATACAATCTTTTCCAAGAGTGCAATCTTACATCTGTCTTTCTGTTCTTCTGTCAAGTCCAAATAAGACTCGACATCAGAAACGCCGCAATCCAAAGCGACATTGTTTAATGCCGACTTGTCAAAGACAAAGTTAGTCATGCCGCTCAAATAGTCCAATATGTCAAACTTCGATGCTGCCATTGAGAGATAAATGAATTAAATGTTATCGTATATTGTGAGTATTTAACCATTAAGATACTGCACCGTCACCAGCTACCTCGGTGTGGATAATCTCGTGGTTAGTGAATGAGATGAGAGCTGGAATAGCAGACATCATCACGTCTGTGTGCCACTCCTTCAATCGACCATTGTCGGTTGTGGTGTTCATTGCTGTAACAAGACCGTTGAGCATGGTTGCGAAAGTGGTATCAATAGTACTTGCACCATAGCCGCTACCGAATACGTCACGTTCCAATACATCGGTGTACTTGAACTCTACTGCATCACCAGCAGGGCGAAGAACAACGCGATTATCTGCCCAACCCTTGACAAATGTGTCGGTTGTGCGTGTCTTGTTGCGCTCCTTCTCAACGACAATCTCAATAGGAGAAATACCTTGAATGTCTGTAAATGACTTCAAGAATTGCTCGTTAGTGATAGGCATACCCTCAACGTATGCAATATAGTTAGCCTTACACCAAGCAACATACAAGTCGCGTACTTCTTGGTTCTGAAGGAATACATCATTGTACATCTTCTTTGTCATCTTCCAAGTAAGAGCACCATCGTAGCCTCCTCGCTTATCACGATAAGCGTCTTCTAACTTACGCATCTGTGTGAGAATTTTACAATCTGCGGCAGTCCAAGCCTTTGCACCAGCCTTCTGAAAATTATCCTTTGGAAGACGAGCATCATAGAGCTTGCAGTAGATACCAGCACCAAGACCAGTGTAATCAATCTTACCAGTCGTTTCCAACTGCGCGGTTGTGTTGTTCAATGTAGCCTTCGCGGACTTCAATCCAACTGCGAGGTAGTTACGTACCCAACGAGCTATGATGCGGTCTGCGTTGCCAAACTGTGCACACATCTTTTCCTTGTAAATACGCTGTGCAGCAGTCTCTACGAAACCACGACCGATGAAGTCTGGAATGGATGCAGTGTACTCTGCCTCACCCTCGGCGTCCATCTGATGTGAATCGCCGAGAGGCGCACGCATATCCATGACTGGTGCAGCTTCCAACTTATATGAAGTCATTCGGAAAGTAGCAGAACCATCATCCGCTGTTGGAGTAGGTGCATCAGCAATATGTCCCTGTGTCATTGCCCAGCCCTCATCCATGTTAAGGAGGTCAGAGTTGTCAACGAGAGACTGAAACAGCTCGCTACCGCCATCCTTTGAGCGGAAAAGTGCAGCCCAATCAGAGTTGTTAATATCAAATCTTTGCATATCCTAAATACAATTAATTACAAAAAAATAAGTTCGTTATCATTTACTTGGTCTGATTAATTAAACCAGAACCAAGTCTTTACACGACTCTTGTTGAGAGCGAGAACTGCTGGTGGCAAATTGCCGATAGCTACAAGGTCGATAACAGTATCTTCTTGTGCCAACGCTGGAGTAAGCATATACTCCAAATCGTCAACCCCTTCCATGTTCGCGTCATACAAGAAATCCATATCCTTGTCTGCGTAAGCATTAGGATTAGTAACCATAGGAAGCGTTTTTGCACCTGCTTTTGCTGCTTCTACGAGAATGTCACCAGCTTTTTGCGCTGTACCAAGTGTCTCTGATACTGTAACGAGCCAAATATCGTTTGAACCGTCTGTAGATTTCTCCACATTGGTGATAGTGACACCTTTTGCTTGTGTGGCAAAATCTTTCTGTCCTACCATGATAGTATCGCCAGCATACGGTATGTGGTGATAGCCGTCACGAACCAATTTGTAGGTTACGTCTGTCTCAATAGCATCCTTCGCCAGCTCATAGAACTTCAAAATCTTTACCTCTGCACCAGTAGTGTTGTTAATGTTAGGTGTGTACTCAATGAGGTCACCTGCATAAATCTTCGCTCTACCCTTGAAAGGGTTCTTCAAGATGCCACCCGTAGTAGGATAACAGAGCGCATCCTTGCTGCCCTTAACGAGCTTTACGAAGACATTCTTATGACCTCCAATAGAGCCATGTGCTTGAATGAGTGTGCGACCAGTGAATACCGCACCACCATTGGCTTGTCTTGTGAAAAAGTTATCCAACATAATCTTTTTACCTTAAAGAGTTAATAATTAATGTTATCCGAATTTACTTGCCAGCAGGATTTGATGTACCGAGGATTTTGTTTACGCCTGCCCATCGTTCAGCACCGATAGGTTTATCCCCATTACCGCCGCTTGAGCTGCCTGGAGTATCCCCACCATTTGTATGGGAAATATTGTAAAACTCTTCCGCATCGGTAAATTCCTGCTCGATGTCCGAGTCCTTAGTGAGGTTCAACTTGTTCATGTACTTGTCAATCCACTTACTATCGTTGATACCTTTCTCCTTGAACTTGGCGAGAAGTTCACTACGTTTCTGTGATACAAGCTTAGATGCTTCGTACTCTGCATCCTTCTTCTCTAGAGCTTCCAAGCGTTCCAAAAGCTTCTTTTCAACAGCCGAAGGCTCTTTGTTATCATCCTTTGGATTTGGCTTGGTGTCAGGATGCTCGTCGTTCCATTTTTTGATGAAGTCGGCATTATCCTTCTCGTAGTTGCCGTTAAGGGAAACATACTGCGGCAAAATCTTCTTCACCAAATCATCTAACTCTGTATCTTCACCAACTAAGAGGTCAAAGTGGGAATCACTCAAACTCTTGATTGTTTTTTCACTGATGGAAAGGTGTTTTCCGTTTGCAGTGAGCTTTGCTTTTAGGGTGTCTAAAAGTTGTTGTTTTGTAAACTTCATATTACTAATTTTTAAAATTCTGCTGCAAAGATAATTAAATAATGTGTTGATTTATTTGTTTTTAGAAACTCTATTTGTTACGTAACCAATATAGAATTAATTTCACTATATTATATATTATAAATTAGGTATCTTTGCAGCATGAACACGAATAAAGATGTAGAAATCAGACCACAAGAGGGCTTTCAAATGTCCTTTGCAAGTAGCAACGTTGACGTTGCTTTTGGTGGCGGAAATCTCGGAGGAGGCAAATCGTATGGTCTTGTACTTGCGATGGCAGAGCCGTTAATGACCGACCCAGATTTTCGTGCAATGATTTCACGCCGTTCACTTGGTAATCAAAAAGCAGGTGGAGGATTCGTAGAGAAGTTCAAACAGATATTCGGAGCTGATTTCGTAAAAATCAGAGAGAGCGAGAATCCGCGCGTTACATTTCCGAATGGAACGTTTGTCGATTTGACGTATCTTGACGATTCCAATATGGATAAGTTGAGAGAGCGCGCGAAAGGATGGGAGTACGATTTGATTGCGATTGACGAGTTGACGGAGATGACTTGGGAAGTTTTCTCATACGTTATGACTCGAAACAGAGGTCAGAGCAAGACGTTTACAGGTAAGTTCTTTGCAACACTTAACCCGAAGCGTAGCCACTGGACAAGAATATTCCTTGATTGGTATATTGGTTCAGATGGTTTTATCATCCCAGAGCGTGATGGTGTAGTCAGATACTTCTATTGTGCAGGACCGACTGTTAAGGATGTTGTTTGGGGGATGTCTAAGCGAGAAGTCTATGAGAAATGTAAAATCGATATAGACAGAAAGCTTAAAACCATTGGCGGCAACTTTGGATATGAAGTAATGATTAAGAGCTTTGTTTTCTATCAAGGTAAACTTGGTTCAAACAAGAAGATGCTTGAAAACAACTCTGGCTATTTAGGTTCTGTAGCTGCATCGGGCGGCAGAATGGCACAAGCTCTTATGGAGGGTAACTTCAATGTTGACCCAGAAGAGGATGAGGATATACCGATTCCTAGCCAAGCGGCACGAGATTGCTTCGTAAAAGACCCAGCCGTAAATGGTGACAAATGGATAACAATCGACTTGGCAGATTTCGGAAAGGATAATACTCTGATGTTGTCTTGGAACGGATTCCATATCGTCAATTACGAAATCGTAATGCATTCGACACCGCGAATTAATGCAGAGAGAGCTAGATTATTCGCGGCAAGTGAGGGAGTAGCAGAGAGCCATATTATCTATGATGCTACGGCAGGTAGGTATTTCAATGACTATATACCCGATGCTATACCTTACATATCAGCGGCAAAGGCAATGGGAATTTATTATTTGTCTGCTATGACAATAAAAGACCTATGCTACTTGCGACTGAGTTATATGATTAAGCGAGGACAGCTCACATTCTCTGATAAGGTTGCAAATGCGGTTTATACGCATCAAAACCTCAAATACAGAGTTTCCATACAGAATGAGTTCATGGAAGAATGTGCGGTAGTTCGCTTTGATAAGATGCAGAGCGGAAAGAAGAAGTTACAGAGCAAGAAGGAAATGAACAGAAATCTTGGAAAAGACCGTTCTATGGACTTACTCGACCCTTGCGCAATGAGAATGTACCCATGTTTGAATATGGAGTATGGTAGCGAGCTACAAGAAGGATTCAGACTTGCAGCACAAGATGTTGAAGAAAAGAATCCTAATGCACAGAGCATTTATGATGATACGTTGTACTATTAATTTTAGAATATATGCTGAAAAAAGAAAATATAAAAATGATTCTTGAATCCGTGCGGATTGACTGGGATAAATGCGATGAGAAAGATATTGCGTTTGCTATCCTATGTGACGCATTGGAAGATAAGACTTTAGCGTATCGTCTTGCTTATCGTAAGAGTGAAAAGGATGCAGCGAAATTCTACGAAACTCCACGATTCAAGAAACTGCTAGATGTTCTAGAACCTTTCGGTATCGGAAATGTTAATAACAACGCTATCACCAAGGAAGAGAACAAAAACGAGCTTCTTAAAATGCTCGACAAGATAGACCAAGCTCTTAGTGATGGAAATCTTGAACCGAAAGATGCATTGAAGATGCAGACTGATATACGTGTAAAGCTGAATGATAAATTCGAAATGGAAGAGTCACAGAAGCAGAAGCGAATCATCGTAGTACCAAGCAAACACGATATTGTTTGTCCTACTACAAACAGAGAATGTAACTACTGGGCTTCAAAAAAAGCTTGTTGCAGACATTATGGATTGATTGACCCACAAGAGAACAACGATTCACAAAATAGCAACGATGTTGAACCATCATTAAACGACAATAACGATGAGTAGAAAGAGACAAGATATAATTAATGATTTTTTGGAGAATCCGCAGAAACTGCTTCTGAAAAAGCCGTTTTTGAGAGGTTCGCGCTCTATTACTATCAACGATTCTTCTGATGGTTCGGATATTAAGACGAACTTCCGAAAAGAAGCAAAGCTCCCAAATATCAGCAAGATAGTTGTTAGCCAAGAGCGTTTTGCGAAGGAGTTAGACCCTTATTCTCACAGGGTATTGTTTGATACGAACTTACCTTCTATATGCTGCAAGCTTGATGATGGCAGTTATTGCGAGATTGAGTTTAAGAAGTTTGGCATTCCTATGCAATATCGTATTGTTGACAAGAAGGCTCTTTGTTTAGGTGGTAATAAACGTAATCATATCTTGCATGACAGCAATCCGACTGATAAGCTCAAAAAGAACTTTGCCGATTTCAAGTGGCACTGGGATGAGACGAATCAGGATGGTATCGAAATGCAAGCTATACGCATTCAGCAGAGTTATGGTGATGTGGGCTTACTCGTTTACATGAATGAGGATAACGAAGTAAAATGTAGGCTATTCTCGTATGAAGATGGTTATCAGATTATCACACACAAAGATGATAACGGAGAACCGCTTCTTGATTGCGTTTATTATCGTACTGAGGACAATGTAAGACACATTGATGCATACGATAAGACATATCATTATCATTTTACAGATGTACTCGTTCAAGACGTTGATACAAACGAAGTACTGAAAGGATGGTGTTTGGAAAGCAAGGAAGTACATGGATTCTCAGAGAGTCCACTTATCACGAAACGTGGTGATGTTGCTTGGAATAACGGTCAAGACCTTATCGAGCTATTCGAGATTATCTATAATCTGTTTGCGGTCATCCAAAAACGTCACGGATGGGGAATCCTTTATATCAAGGGTAAGCTCAATGAAACCGCAAAGAAGATTGCTGGTTCTATCATCCTGAATGATACAAGCATTGAAGGAAATGGCAGCGCAGAGTTTAAGACTCCACCTTCTCCACAGAACATGATTGAGTTCATGCAGTCAATTCTCGACCAATTGCAGATTGCTACAGGATGTACATTTATCTTGCCGAAGGATATTAAGTCTAGTGGCGATATAAGCGGTTTGGCAATTCAGATGACACGTTCTTTGGATATTGAGGAGGCTAACAATGCAGCTATTGAATGGCAGAATTTCGTCAGCAAACATTCAAGATTGTTCAAGGAAGGATTGGCAAAGCAGTTGGTTGCAAGCGGCGAGAATCCTACTGCTATCACTGAGTTTAAGCAGATGAGAATCAGTACATCATTTAAGCCTTGGCAGCCATTCGATGAAAGTGCATGGAATCAGATGCTTTGTACATTGAGCGGTGCAGGTTTGATTTCTACTAAGACTGGTGTTGAAAAGAATACTGTTTCTGCACCTGACGAGGAAGTAAGATTGCAGACTCAGCAAGAAGAGGCAGATGAACGTGCCGAAAAACAAGCTGAGATTACCGCAATGACAAAGAATACAAACAATAATAAAGAATAAACATGAAGGCAGAATCATTATACATACAGAAGTTGACTTACGATGAGAACACTGGTAATGAAATTATCGGTTTGTTCCCATCGGAAGCTAACCCTGCTATTGTATCATCATATACCTACGATGCAAAACGTATGGGTGGTGCTCCTACCCTTACTGCTACAATATATTCATCTGAGCCTTTGCAATGGAAGAAGGAAGAGTTCGTGGAGTACAATGGCGATAGATTCTTTGCGTCCTATACACCAAACTCTACAAAGGATAATTTGTCTAGAATGTGGAAGAGCGAAATCACTTTCACATCTAGAAGAGAATTGCTTGATAACACTCTGTTCTTTGATGTTGTCGTTGATGATGTTGATACACATAATAAAGACAGATACCGCTCAAATCAGACAAAGTTCACGTTTGGTGGAACTATCCATGAGTTTGTTGCTCGCGTCAATAGCTCAATGGCATATTGTGGATTGTATCGTCCTACAGATGAATACAAGGGATATTACGTTGTTGTTGATGAAGGGTATGGAACAGATGAAGTTAAGGAAGTATCATTTGAAGACCAATATTTGACTGATGTTTTACAGCTTATCAACACAACTTTTGAGCTTGATTACTACTGGGATGGCAGCGTTTGTCATGTCGGTAAGGTACAGCACGACTTAACCGATACACCTATTAAATATGGTAGTAGTGATGCTCTTATATCTGTATCTAAGGAGAATGCGAACTATAAGATAGTTGATATGATAACAGGTTACGGTTCATCTGATAATCTGCCATATTACTATCCTAATGATGATGAGTTCGGTGAGGCTATATTTGACGCAAAAAATATAGCAAGTGAGCATGTAGATGTTACGTTATCGGATTATTTGAGATATTCAAAATATAACGATAATCTTGTTCTTTTTAAGAGTAAGAAGGGAAAGTACGAAGGAAATGTTGATGTGTCTACATTATATGTAAGAGATACTTATTCTCCTGAGAATCTTACGCAAGCTGACAATAGTCAAAATCCAAAGGTTAAATGTTGGTTTTGGGTTAGTATAAAAATAAATGTAAAGAAAGGTCAGATTATAGATTTCTCTAAAATCTCGTTTAATTTTGAGCTGTTTGACTATATTCAAAAAAAAGAGAATATAACAAACCTATCAAGTGCAACAAGAACCATAAATATATACACAACATATCACGACCTTTATAAAAACGTATGTACAGATTCTAACTTGGGTGATGCATGTAGTGTTGAATTTGCAGAAGATGGAACATTCTATATTGATATTGATGCAATATTTTCATACAACTGCAAAGTGTTCACTATGGACGGAAAAAGAACATTTCATGGTTCAAGTGCATGGAAGGTTTCTTTTAGTGGTGATGTCGTTTTTTCTCTTGACACAAATTCAGAATATAGTTGGAAAAATGGTGATAATTATATTCCTCTTGACAATTCTGGTATTTATGTTAATGGAATAGCATCTGCAAAATATGTAGAGTATGACTATAACTTCGGAAAAAATGACGAAGGTATTTATGGGTTTGATAAAATCTATACTGGAACAGAGGATGATGCAGTACAAGTGTCTGTAACAGGTCGAAAATGGATTGCACCATCATCGGTACTTATGCCTTCTATATATCGCAACACGAAAGGTGCAGAGCGTTTCTACTACGCTTTGAATAACGCCCATAAATTGCCTAGTGGTAGCGGATATTATGAGTTTGTAAACTTGTATAAGAAAGGAAATCCTCATCAAGGAACTGTTACTTTTGATGATATAAAGCCAACTATCAATGGAATTGTAAATGCAGAAGGACAGTTGTTTGGAGAGATTGTGGATGTTGCTTTTGATAGTGTTGATAGTGATGTAAAGGATAGTGACGGAAAATATATTCATAGCTATTTCTATATAAAGTTGCATAAGTTTAATGGTGATTTTGGCTTTGACTTGTTTGCTCATGCTTTGGCTAGTGAACCTGCAAAGATAAACCTCATCAAGAGTAACGGATGCCCTGCATGCTCATTTGTGATTTACAATCAACCGAGTGCTGATAATTCGAAGTGCTACAACTGTGTAAGTGTCGATGAAAATGGAAACTTAAAACCAGTTCGCACAGATAAAAATGACTACATCTTTGCTAACGCTAGCGATGCTTACGAAGATAAGCTAAACCAAGATTCAACTCAGAAAGAGTTATGGATTGCGGTTCAGAAGGACACATCAACACTAGGTATCATAATGCCAAACGCGAGTGCTGGATTTAAACCGCAAAAGGGAGATTTGTTTGTTATCACAGGCATCAAACCTCCAAAGGTTCTTGTAACGGCAGCAGAGAAACGACTCGATGATGCTCTTATCAAGCACATGAGCGAAAACAATACAGACCAGTTCAACTACTCTGTTAAGTTTTCTCGCATATTCTTGCAAGAAAATCCTGACTTTGCAAGTAAGCTAAACGAGAATGCAAAGCTGTCAATACAAATACAGGGCGATTCGGATAGCGATGGAAATCTTATTAGTCACGAAGTTTTCGTCAGCAACTACTCTGTAAAGGTTGATAACGATGAGCTGGCAGAAGTTGAGATTGAGCTTGTTAATTCGTTGGAAGTTACAAAGAGTGATACGAAACAGATTATTGATGCAGTAAAAGGAGAAACTGTTAAATCTCTATCTAGCATGGTTGGTGGTAGTAATACCAATAGCTTTAATGCTAGTATAACCGATAAAATGTATCTCTCTAAACTGAAAGACGATACCGCAAATGGTACTATCACCTTTCAGAAGGTTCAGAAGTTCTTGCAGGGATTGACAGCAGAAGACTTATCCCAGTTCAAGAAAGGTGCAACCTTCGGAGATTTTATTCAGGGAATGCTCTTCGGTACTGGTGGAAGGATTGACGAACTGGGCAACGCTGAGTTTGAGAGTATCATATCCCGAAGCTCTATCATAGCAAAGGAACTCATCGTGAACAGACAGACAGCTATGGAGAGCAATTTCGTTTTTACGGAGAGCGGTATGGTTGAGTCGGTGACGGAGATTCCTGCGGCAACGGAAGGTGGCAACGTGACTTACGACTTGAAGCTTCAGAAACGATGGGGTAACGACTTTACGACATTCAAGGAGAATGATGTTGTCTTGGCTTCCATCAATACTTTGGCAGAGAACGGCAAGTATTACGATATGTGGCTACGAGTACTCTCGGTCAATACGGTAACGAATACCATTACGGTAGTCTGCTACCCCGATGATGAATGTCCTAGCAAGAAAAACTATCCGCCTTGTGAGCTGGCAAGATTGATACGATGGGGAAATGCGGTGGACGAAGACAGACAGAGCTGCTGGTATATATCATCATCAGAGGGGTTGCTTGTATGGCTCGACCACGTTACTAAGCCTATCATAGACAAGACGAACTACTCTCTTGCGATGGGCAAGCTGCCAGATGCACTATCGTTCCTATTCCAAGACTTCCCTACAGCCAACAAGCGTGATGGAGCGTTCTATGCTAAGTGGATGATGGCTGCATCATTTCAGCAGATAGACTATCAGGGCAATAAAATCTACACGACAAGAGACAGAGGTGTGTGGAGCTTGGCTGTGGCACAAGGCGATAGTCCTTATCGCAATGGTGACCGAACGATTGATGCCGTCTATTACCTCGGCTGCAAGTGGAAGTGTTTAGAAGACAAGACAATAAAGCCGCCAATTTACTCATCTACAGCTTGGGCATTCGTGGAGGGCAATCCGTATTTTACACTCGAAATGCTATCATCGAAGCTGTGGAACTTTCGTCTCAACGACTTGATGGCAACGAATGCTGATGGCTCTTGGAAAGTATTCACTACTCTATCAGTAGTCGGCAGACTCTACAATCAAGACGTGACAGACTCCATGGTCAATGTTGTATGGACTAGAGACAGCGGAGACCCGACCGCAGACAATAAATGGGCACTCTCTCATGCCAACTGCGGATTGTCGGTTGATTTGACCTATGAAGACCTTGGCGGTGCTGCATTCAAGATAGGTGGTGTGACATTCCGATGTGATGCCGAAATCAAGGATGGAGAGACGATGTATTCCGAAGATGTGAGTGTTAGTTTCTAATGTTGAACTTTAAAATTGAAAGATATGCCAAAAGAATTAGCAGTAAGTGGTGACAAGATGATGGATATACAGGCAACCGCCTATTCCCAGTCTTGCAGCATAGAGATAGTTGGAGACATCATCAACAGACAGCAGTATGACGGCATCGCTAACTCATATTCCCCGAATTACGCAATCCGTCCATGTACGATGTTTCCGTCATGCTTCCTCATAGACCCCGACAACCCTAACGAGACGGGCACATTTAACAGTCAGTTGGATTCATTCAAATGGTCGGAAGTCTCTACTAGTGGAATTGTCGTAGTAGCAACAAGTGAAAAAGCTAGTGTGGTAAGTGGTTATGAAGCCACAATAGAGGGTTTGAACAAGGGAACTCTCTTTATCAAGTCTAACTCAGTTATCAATAAGCCGAGAACAATGCGGTTTGAGGGTAATTGGACTGACCCGATAAGTGGATATAAGTACACATTCATAGCCAACAAGCCGCTCTACCTTGAAGACACCACTAATGCAAGGGCAGAGATTATGCTTGATAGTGCTCCTACTGTTCTATGGAATCCGCTAAAACACGCAAGCACAAGAACCATAACAGTAAAGGTGATGGTCGGTGCTATAGATAAGTCTGCGGACGCAAAGGCAAGGATATGGTGGTATCGTATCTTGGATAACGGAACAAAGCAGCTTATATCTTCCGTTGACGATTCCGAGAACTACGAGATTACCGCCATGACAAAGGCTGCAAACGGTCAGATTACATCTATCACCGTCAACTGTGATATGATAGGTGACGGAATCGGATATGAGGTAAGAGCCTGCTATATCTACGAAGGAAGTGTTCCATCTTCTCCTCGAACAGGAGACCCGAAGAAGGTTACCTATATCAAAAGAACCATTCCACCCCTCACTCCTCAGTTCGTAGGCGATGGCTTCGGTCTCAATTCTGATACAGCTTTCGTAACTTGTCGGGCTATCGTAAGTGACAACAAAGGAGTCATTGACCCTTCTGTATGGAATAAGATTATCAGAGCGAAGTGGCAGAAAGTATCTTATGGCAAGGTTGTTAACAATGGCGTAGTCACCATGACTGAGAATGTCACGGTGTTAGGGTACGGAGAGACGTTCCAATGTCCTTTCGAAGCGAAGAAGAGTATCCGTCTGACAATCGAAGACAGAGGTGCTTACGAGCTGATTGTTGACGAGAATGGCAATACCATTGTGGATGAGAACGGAAACTATCTTGTGTCAAGGGAAATTGACGAGAACAGCTAATTATTGTTGAACTTTAAAAATATACGATTATGAGATATTACGTTAAGGTAACTAAGGAAGTCGCAGAGGTAATCACCAAGGCTGGTGTTCCGCTTACAATGACGCATGACGGTAATTGCTTGCTCTATCAGAGTGAGATGAATGATGTTCCTGGTGTTAATCTGAGTGCAAGAGCCGCCTATGCTGGCGGTGCTCTCATAGAGGAGCATTCTGCTCTAGCTGAGATTGACGGAAGTATAGCTACTCCATCTTACTGCTATACCCCGATAGCGTATGGAGGTGAGGGCGATACAAGGAATAAGGATAACGGATTTGGCGCAGATATGCCAGACGTGTCTTCTGAATCTGAGGTATCAACAGATAAAAAGGAAAGCGAGGTAACAAATGAGTAAAGCATCAATAACAGGACAGATTGTTGTGACAAGCAACGGAACGACAATCTACCCAATCCTTCAGTGTACGACAGGAGACGTTAATCAGAACTATGATGGCGAGTGGGATGCGCCTACTCAGATTTCGCCTGACTTCGAAGCTAGCGGTGCTAGGCATCCAGTTCTAGTTATGCAAGCCTTTTCGGCAGAGCAGGGCGCAGGTAATAACTTCGACCTTACAAGAGGTTCTACAACATGGGTTGTCGGCGGTGTGACGTTGGCGTTCAATGATTCGGGCGTTTCCACTAATTCGTTTGGTGGCGTGTCTGGTCATTTTACTATGGGGGCTGATGCTAGCGGCAATCCGACCCTTACTATCAATAAGAACCTTGTGAAAATCAATAGCGGTGATTCGTTCAACATCGAAGCAAGAACAAGTCTGTCGCTCGAAAACACAAACATCAATCTTAAAGCTATGTACCCAGTATATATAGCCAAGGGCGTTGTCAGCTCAAAGCGAGTGAACATTCTCCCTACTTCAAGTACGAATCTGTTCACTATCACAGAGAAGGGCGGTAGCTGTACCGTCAAAGCAGAGGTGACGGAAGGAACGTCCGTGACATCTAGCGGATATACATTCAAGTGGTATCTGCCAGACTCTACAAACGCATGGGTACTCAAGCAGGATAGCGACTCTCCTACATTCACCATCAATGAGACAGACGTTGATTCATCTATCCTCGTTATGTGCGAAGCATACAAGGCAGGAAGTTTTTATGCGTCAGATACCCAGACCGTCAATGACGTGTCGGATGAATATATCATATTCCCGAACCCTACGGATGGCAACGGAAATGCTGTAGCTGAAAACTTCATTCAAAATTCGGGAGGAAGCATCGTATACGTTCCGTACATGCGCAAGCGTGGTTCTAAGACCAATATCGAAGATGTCGCATTCAGCATGGCATTATATTCCAACAGCGGTATTCCTATTTCGGGAGCACCAACGGTGAGCGACAACAAGTTTACTGTTACGGAATCAGCAATACGTGCCTACAAGGGCGCAGTTTACGTAATCACAGGTGTTAAATAGTTAATAGCTTATGACAAAGGTTTTAGCAGAAGTAACTGGCTCTATCTCCTTCTCTCAGAGAGGAGAAAAAGGTCAAAAAGGTGCTCTTATGCGTGAACATGACGGTTTTGAATCGGGCAGCTATAAGTATCTTTCGGGTTCAGGTGAAGAAGCATACGTTGATGTTGTGTGTGTTAAAGGAAAATGGTATCAGTGCATTCAAACGTATAACGACGCTACTTCTTCGCCTAGTTTGACCGATGGACATTGGACAGAGATGAGTAATTATAAATCAATAGCAACTCATCTTCTTCTTGCCGAGAACGCTACCATCAATATGCTCGGAACCAATCAGATTAATCTGTTCGATCCGACTACTGATGGTAAGATGTTTGGCTCATTTAGGGTTGTTAGTGATGCTAATGATTACGCTCTGTGGCTTGGCGCACCGAATGGGGCTGATGCTCCATTCAGCGTAAAGAAAGATGGTTCGTTATATGCGTCTAATGGTATATTCGCAGGAGAACTAAAGGGTGTGGTAGGCTCTTTTCATAAATTGACTGCGGTTAGTTCTGATGGAAAGAAAAGCGCTGGTTCAATATATTTTGATAGTTCTGGCTATATAACATTTGATGCAGATATTTACAGTCAAGGTACGAATCCAGAAAGGACTAGAGGTTGGCGTTTCTATGCTAGTACTATATGGAGTCGAGGTGCTTTTGGTCATAATAATAGTACATTGGCAGTAATAAATGGGGCTAGTATGCGCATCTATCCAGACGGATACGGTTTTGCATATACTGTTGTGAGACTAGAGAGTACTACGTATGACAATAAAACCGTATACAAAATTCCATTGTATAGTCCTAATGATAAATCGGCCGGATGTCCTATTGATGTGGTAGTATTCAATTCTTCTATAGCAAATGCTATACATTATTACGAGTTTGTACCTGGAGGAACAGGTAAGCGTTGGATGGCAATAAATGCTAATGATATTAATAACGGAATATATTTCTGTGATGTCGGTGGATGGCATCAACTTAATGGTGGACAAACAATAAATCTTGTATATATAAACCCAGAATTACTTAATCCTAGTCAGAAGGGTAAGACCTATTTCGGTCGTGGTATCTTCTGGAGCGGAGAACATGATTTGGATTGGTCAAATAGATAATCATAAAAGCAAAAATTAATATGAAAGTTAAGCTAGAACATCTCGAAGTATTTATGACACTCGACAAGAATCAGTGTCAGGTAGTTAACGCACGCAAGCAGATTGCAAACATCATCTACTCGCAGGGAGCAGGATTGGGGCTGGCAGGACAGGCTCTTGCAGTGAAAATGTGGAACGGCAACGATGACACAGAGTACACAGACGATGAAGCGAGAATCATCAAGGAACTCGTTGAGCGAACTACCGCTCCCTGCTTCATTGACGCAGTGAATGCCGCTATCAGCAATGCGGTATCGGCAGAAAACAAATAATAAGTAACAATTTAAAAGACATAAGATTATGGCTATTAAGACAAGAAAAATCAGCGATTGGCTGTCTGCAAACGGACAGGCGGTCACAAATGCTAGTAAGGCAACTATGGAGGATGCTATCAGAGCTGACATAGGTCAGTTGTACGATGGTGTGTTCATTATGTTCCATCGTAAGAGTGATGGTTTCCCTCTTGCTTATAGAGTGGATGTTTGGGCGTCTTACCAAAACAGCGGAGAAATAGCGGGAGGAGTTCTTCTTGTTGAAGGAGGAAAACATCTTGTGATTGCTCCAACCGAAGCATCTTCCACTAAGTGGAGTTCCAAACCAGTTTCATCATCTGATACGTCTGGTTCTGTTAAGATTAGCGGAGTAACTACGACAGGTGATAGAATAGCCGCATTGAACGACTTTGCTGGTCGGGCTAATACGACCGCTATCATCAACGGAAGTACATCAAGCAACGTTACAAATACAGAGGATTATGCCGCAGGATTCTGCAACAGATATTCACGCACAAATGCTAACGGCAAAGGTCTGACAGCAGGAAGATGGTGGTTGCCGTCAATTGGTGAAATGGCTATGATCTGGGCAAACTTCGATAAGATAAACTATGCTTTATCGAAGATTAGTGGTGCTACGAAGTTGGGACCAGCTTTGTATTGGTCAAGTACCCAGGGCTCGTCGGAAACCGCTTGGGACTTGAATATGTACGACAGCGGCATTCGCAGCTTCTGGAAGTTCAATCAGGCCAGGGTTCGCCCAGTGTCAGCATTTTTTAGTTAGTTCTTTTCTATCCCACGCCTTTAATGGCGTGGGGAAGCAAGTTGTCAACAAGAGAGGTATTCAGTAATGACAGCAAAGATAGCAAGCAAGACAAGAGTTTACAGAGATATGAAGATAGTAAAGAACAGATTCATTCCCCCTAGAGGTTTCAGTTACGTGAACCTCTTCGGGGTTCTCTTCACTCGAAGAGACAGACCGATTAGTGACGTAACCTTCAATCATGAACAGATACATACCGAGCAAATGAAAGAAATGCTATATGTGTTCTTTTATCTATGGTATGTAATCGAATGGCTTGTAAGGTTGATTATCCTCAGAGATAGTCATAACAATACTCTGTTAATTCTTATGTAATCGATTGAAAATGAGAGAGTTAATTAACGT